TATAGCATTATGAAGACTTTAGAAAGTATCTTTTCAGAGATTAAAGAACGCGGTGTAATCACTAAACAGCAATTGCAGTTGTTAAAAAACCGCTCTAACAGGGAACAAAAGGACGTTATTATTTACGATTGGTTGGAAAGTGTCGGAGATGGTTACGGCATTCCATTGACAGAGGAACAAGGCGTTCAAGCCTTGAACTGGTTAAAGAAGTTCATCAAGAAGAACGGAGGAAGCAACGTATACGGATATAGGGAGCTTGAAATAATTAACAATGCTTCTCCGTGTGATTTTGTTTTCAAAGGGTTTTATGATGCCGGGAACGGTTGGTTTAGAAACTTCCTTCCTATCTACCAGCTCAACGGTATGGAATATATTCCTATGTCAGAACCTTATATAATAGGCTGATAATAACGGGGCTTATTACCCCTACTACATTAAAATCATTTATCTATACTAAAATAACAATGTTATGAAGACAACAAGAAAGGAAATATATCGCATTTATGGAAAAGAAAATGTAATATCATTAGGTTATTGCAAAATACAGAGTATAGAAAACTATCTTACAAAGGTAGGGCACACCGAACGTATAGAAGGTTGGGCGAATGATATTTACGAATTGCCGGAACCATATAATAATATAGCTATCTGCACTGGTTACGCTCCATTCGGAACGAGTAACGAAAAAGCGCGCAAAGTGTGCGAACGATGGGAAAAACTATATTATAACTACGATTATACGCAACGCAAAAGAATGGTTAAACGTTTTGCACATGAATTGTACAAGGCGGTTAATAACGAATAAAGCAGCGTGTAATATGTTCTGCGTTATGTTGTTGTTATTCGGTGCTGTGTTGTTCATCAGCGGCACCGATATAGAGAGGATAAGGGAATTTATAAACGACAGTAAAGAATCAGATAAATTTTAAGATTATGAAACGCGAAAAGATGGATAATATATTACGTAGCTTGTTAGTTGCTGGCAACATTGTAACGGTATCATTTGACGAAATGAAAGACATTCGCAAAGAGTTAAACCGCTTTGTTCCAAAAATCGAAATAGAGATAATAAAGAGTGATTTTGAAACGGTTTCTTTCCGCGAACTAAGATGCTAACCAATAAAGTATACATATATGGAAGTAAAACATACTTTTCAAATAGAATCAACCGTAATAGATGCCACAATTTCGGAAATTGAGAAAGTAGTACCAATTTGGGCAAGAAATAAAGGCAAAAGCCTAACCGTATTAATTTACACGGGTAACAAGTGGCAATTATACAAGGTTTCCACAGCTTAATAGATGCAATTATCCCGGTACCGTGTGGCTCGTAGTGGGTTGCATGAAGGAAATGACAGTTTTTAAGCCGAATTATCTGCCAAAGGTTCAACGCCTTGCAAGTGGTGCGAGTTCCACGGGCAGAACTATTACTAACTTAAAACAAAAAGAATATGGAAAAGAATTATTTTATACAGATTAACGAAAAAGAACGCATTATTATGCTTCAACCGTGTACAGCTCTTGACGCGATTAAACTGTTTAATTTCTACCAAAACGGGATAAATATCCTAAAAGATACGCAAGGAGTTACAAGCATAGAACTGTATGAAATTGGAGAATCATTACAAAAACGAATTTTATTATGAATATAACAGATTTTTATAACGGTCGCTTTATTAGTGGAAAAATATTAAAGCGTGATTATCGCATTATATGGCAACGAATAGTAATAGCTACAGCCGCTTTGTGTGGAATGTTCATTTTCATGATGGCTATTCAGTTAATGTGTTGGTTATCTAATTTGTGTAACTACGTTTTTAGGTAATAGCATGAAGTTAATAACGAAATTTAAGCCCGAACTAAAAGAGTTTATAAGCCTGCAAGGGTTGAATATCAATGATACAATGAAGGCAGTGAGAAACGGAAATCTGTTTATTTATAAGGCAGAAACAAAGCGCGAAATATTGTATCATGGTATTACTAATTTAAAGCACCCGTATATATTATCAGAGCATAAGCTTCCATTATAACAAAAAGTTATAACTGTTTTGGTAATATATATAATATATATAATATATATAATATAACAATAAAGTAGTGTATGAAAACTTATAAAAATTTTGAAGAAGACTTTGAGAAGGCAAAAGCAAACATAGAACTTCTGGAAAACATTGTGTCTGTAGGCATTCCAAAGAAACAAGCGGTTTACTTTAATAGCATATCAGTAGATAGTAAGTACAGCATGAGACAAAGAACGTATCTATACGTAGGTGATAAATTGGTGCATTGCAATGATGAAAGAAGGTTTTATGTTGGGCACAACAAATTTGTTGAAACGCACGGGAAAATAGTTGTCCGCTTCAACAAAGGACAATTTAAAAAGTATATGGTTATGTGTGAAGAAATGTATAAAGCCCTTGCAATAAAGGCGAACGCATCTAAATATATTTCTTTAGTGGATAACATAAAAGACTTTATAAAGCCTAATATTGACCTTAAAAACAGCCAATTTAACAAGAGCAAGGGAATAGGGTGTGTTTACATAGAAAAACAATTTGTATAACTTCTAAATATTAAAAACTATGGCATTAATAATAATTATCGGATTTATTGGCTGTTTGTTGTCTGGAGAACTCATTAAATTAGGCAGATAATGGGAAAGTTCATGCTTCTACTATTGGTGTGGGATATTGTGGCTTTATTTGCCATCATACTACGTCCTAACTTCAAATATAGTAGTGATGTTATCAGTTGGCTTATAGCCGGAATAGCTTTGTCTGTAATAATAATAATCAGTTAGTAATAAGATGGATAAATATGTTTACTACCTTCGTGTATCAACGAATAAACAAGGTGATAGCGGTTTAGGGTTGTCAGCCCAAGAAAAGACTTGTATAGACTATATTAATAGCAAAGGTGGAATTATTTGTGGTAAGTTTGTAGATGTGGCTTCGGGAAAAGACTGTTCCCGTGTGGAGTTGTGGAAAGCTATAGAGTATTGCAAAGCTAATAGTTGCACCCTTGTAGTGGCTAAGCTCGATAGGCTTTCAAGAGATGCCGAGTTCGTTTTTCATGTAGTAAATACGGGCATAGAAATATACTTTTGTGACCTTCCAGTAGTCAACACTATGATATTAGGTATCTTTGCATCCGTGGCGCAGTACGAACGCGAACTAATTAGCAAACGAACAAAGGAGGCTTTAGCAGCGAACAAGGCACGTGGCATATTATCTGGCACAGCTAATAGCAATTATCGAATTGACGAAGAAAGTAAGAAGCAAGCAAGTATAGCAAGTGCAAGAACGCGAAACAGAAAAGTAGTAGAAAGTGCTGAGTTCGCTTGTTTTTGTAGAATACTACGAAAAGTAATACCTATGCTGAATGAAAATTCTACAGATGAAGAACTGTTCTTTTTGAATTGGACTAAATACCGTACAAGTTTTGTTCTCACCCAGTGTCACAAAGCGGAAATAAAGGAACTCATGCAGGAAGCCAATAGAAACAACAACAAATTGTTTATCGGCATTGACTTTACGAATGCTAATTTTTATCAGTATATTAGTAGCCGCGTACAAGCTACGTTCAATTCAATTTCTAAATATAAAGAATATAATAACCTATAAAAAGCAAAAGTTATGGAAGTAAATAATATCATGGTATATATAGATAATCTGTTACAAGGCAATTCTGACAAGGAATGCGCGGATATTTTAAGGGAAGTGATATCTGAATGCCAATCACGTATAGAAAATTGTGAAGAAGGAGCATATGCTAATCAATTAAAATAATATGAGAATACTTCAAATTGCCCTAATAACACAAAAGGGTAACGTCTTTAATGTAAAGATGCAGATAGACGAAATTGTCTTTGAGAGTAAAGAAGAAGTAAGGGAAAAACTACTTTCTGTATTTGCCAATAGGAAGGATGCTATAGTAGACGTTGTAATCCATTCCATGCAAGACGAATTAGGGCTTTCCGACTACTCCAATGAACAACTAAAGCTGAACTAAAAAGAAGGTCAAATATCGCGCGTATGAAAGCGATTAGAGAAAAGCCGAAATATTATTATTGGGAAGGTACTGTAGTTGAGGTTATGAAGCGATATAATAGGTTTGCCTATTGGAAATTTAAAATAGATTCCGAAGAACTGGCGGCAAATGAAAATTTTTCGTATCTGAATAAATGGCATGGTTTTGAAATGATAAGCGGTGCTTTCAATATGACAACTGCACCAAAAGTTGGGGATAGGGTCAAATTAAGGTATCGTGTAGTAAAAAGTCATTTCCGTTCCTATAGAGATTCTAAAATTGTATCAGTAATAGAACGGGCTGACTTGTCAAATGAAACAGTAATAGCAGGCAGTGACTTGTAAACTAAAACTATAAAGAGATGAAAGCAATATTAATAGCAACCAAAGAAACAATTGACGTAATAAAGGCTGGGGAATATACCAACATTTACGTAACAGAGGACGGGAAACAGTCGTTCTTAGGTGATGAACTTATTCTTCTTGATGAAGTGAAGAGAGAAGCAAAGGGGCGTGATTGGGAAGAGGTTAGGATAAATGCTGCAATAGCAACAATGCAAACACTTTTAAATAATCCACAATATGAGAACAAATCAATAATAGCCATAGCTGACATGAGCGTAAGTATGGCTGATGTATTGGTTAAAAAGCTGAAAGGAGAATAACTATGTAAAAGTTGAGGTATGAAACATATATTGGATTGGTATAATGAAAATACTCCTCAAAATGAGGATGAATACGAAAAAGGATGCTTGACAAGTGCTGCAATAATAGCAATAATCTTCATAGCATTAACAGTAGCAATAATAAATATTTGAGGTAACTATATAGAACTTTGCACTAAAAATTATATAAATAAATAGGAAATTTAAAATATTCTATTTATATTTGCGATATGTATTTAACGGAGCAACATATAATAACAGTCAATGACAAGAGGTACAAGGATTTAGACCGGATTTGTTTCTTATCTAAGAACTTGTATAACGCGGCTTTGTATATCATAAAGCAAGAATTTCTTGTTTCCGGGAAATGGATAAGGTCTGTGGAGCTTAACAAAAAGATGGTTGCAGAAAACAATGTTGATTTTAGGGCTATGAGCGGTTCTTCTTCCCAGCAAATACTTATGGCTTTGGATAGAAATCTGAAATCTTATTTTTCAGCCATTAAAGCATGGAAAAGGGATAACAAGAAATTTACTGGATGTCCTAAATTCCCGAAATACAAGCATAAAACAAAAGGAAGAAATATATTTTCTTATTCTTATGCACAATTTAAGCATAGAGGAGAATATATTTACTTTCCAAAGAAAGAAGGTTTGCAACCATTGAAAACCAGATGTAAGGAAGGAACGGTTAAGCAAGTCAGATTTGTTCCGAAAGCAGACTGTTATGTAATAGAATTGGTGTATGAATCGGAGGTAAAGGAACAGTTACCAGATAACAATAGATATATGTCTATTGATTTGGGGGTTAACAACTTTGCTTCTATTGTAACGAATACGAGCAATAAGGCTGTTTTGATAGATGGAAAGAAATTAAAGTCTGTCAATCAGTATTATAACAAGAAAAAAGCTAAAGTTCAATCACAATTAAAGAAAACAAATGGAAAGGAAAATTCGAGACGGTTAATGAACCTTACAAGAAAGAGAAACAATAAGGTCAAGGATTATTTGCATAAGGCAAGCAAGGAAATTGTAGGCATGTGCCTGGAAGACAACATAACGACATTGATAGTGGGACATAATGACGGATGGAAACAGGAAGTGAATATGAGTAAAAGAAACAATCAGAATTTTGTTTCAATTCCGTTTGAGACGTTCATATCAATGTTAAGGTATAAATCTGAAAGACAAGGACTAAGATTTGTTGAAATAAACGAATCTCACACGTCGAAATGCAGTTCTTTAGATTTAGAGGAGATAAAACATCATGATAGTTATGTTGGAAAGAGAGTAAAAAGAGGTCTTTTCAGAACAAAGAACGGGATTTTACTCAATGCAGATATAAACGGAGCCTACAACATCATGAGAAAAGTAAAAGGGGATGCAGCAATGCCACCCTATAGAGGGTTTGGGTATAACCCAGTTAAGAAATTTATTAACAAATAGATACAAGTGTAAACATGTATATAATTACCATCGAGTAATATCGGAGAGTATGAGGGAAAGCACATCAGAGTATTCCACAATGAGAAGAAACTGTTTGATTACTACCCGTGCCGGATGAAGCTATTTGACTACCACAGTTGGCATCAGCTAAGTTATCCTATGCACGGGAACAAGGATTGGGAAAAGGAACTGAGAACAATAATCGAAAAAATGATAAGACAATGAAAACAGTAGTAGTAACATTGATTGCTTTATGCAGTGTTATGTGTTCAGTAAATGCACAAAAAATCAGAAAAAATGAGATTGATAAGTTTACAAAAGCTCATGTTGTCGAGACGTCAAGACCGTTAGTCAATAAATATCCGGGAATACTATATGCTTCCTTTTATAAAAATGGCGATGACGAGTTTTTACGCCTTTATTGGGAATGTAGTGGTATTATATCTATGGACAAAGGGAACAAAGTTATTTTTCTTGATGTAGAAGGGAATCCATACACATTTTATAATTCTCAGTATATTATGTCAGAGGATATACATGCAACATCCAATAATTTAGGGAGTGAATATATTTTAGAAATGTGGCTCGTTGGGGATTTGGGTATATTTGAAGACAAAGAATTAGCAGCAATTAGGATTTATACAAACCAAGGCTATGAGGATATAAAGTTAGGCAAAAGAATAGCAAAACTGAAAGAATTGTATTCAGTTTACAAGTCGGCTTTATAATAATTGTTAATAGTTTGACTTGTTTTTTGGAAGTTTCAAAAATAACAGCGTTCTTTGCATTGCAATCGAGAGGTAAGATGCTCGGTGATAAACGATATTTAGGATTCAATAGCTATTCAACATATAGCTTACATTGGCACATCTTACCTGCAATCGTGCAGCCTGCCAGTGTATAGCAAAGCTTAAAGCACTGGGAGTTTTCTCGGTGCTTTTTGTATTTATTGAAAAACATTCTTATATTTGTGGTGGCGATAGGCTGGAGTAGCTACCAGTTGACAAGTCTCTTTTCCATACCTTCGGACTTCGCCACCATTTCATTTAGAAGGTATATCATTAAACATTGAAGTTATGGAAAGACAAACTAAAGGAATTTGGATTCCAATTGAAATTTGGGAAGATAAAAATCTTTCTTGGAATGAACGTATATTGTTGTTGGAGATAGACAGCTTTACTACCAAGGATAAAGACTGTTTTATTAGCAATGAATATATTGCCAATCTTTTGAATGTGAGTGAAACAACAGCAAATAAAATTCTTTCATCATTGATTAAAAAGGGATATGTCATTAAAACAGCATTTGATGGCAGAAGAAGGTATGTCAAATCAGCCTTGCAGTTAAAAACAATTCAGCCTTGCACTTTAGAGCAACCCTGCCTTGCACTTTACGACAACATACTTAATACAAGTAATAATACAATTAAAGAAGATAATATTATCATATTATCTAAGAAAGCGGAAGACAATGCAGAGCATGCCAATGTCAATCCCTTATTAGAATATAATAATGGCGTTAAAAAATGTTCTAAAAAAAGTAATAACGTTAACAGCGATATTGATTACTTGTATGATTTATACCCAACTAAATGCCCGAATAGAGGAAGGTCAACGGGTAAATGTCGTAAGGATAAGGAGAAAATCAAGTCATTGTTGAAAAACATATCAAAGGATGAACTTGAATTTACCATTAAATCCTATGTTAAACAACAGACTGACGAAGGAGGATGGCTGAAAAACTTCTCTACTTTCCTCAACCAGCTACCCGATATGGGATATGGCAAGGATTCTAATATTATAGAGGGCGAAAATTCCAATTCTTCCTACATAGATAAGAGATTGCAGGAGTTGGACGAGAAAATCGAAAAATACAAGTAGTATAAAGCTAAATTTAAGGTGATATGCAAGTAAAGAACGGAATAATAATAGATGGAGTGCTGCATGAATTGCGGGAGAGCAAAAGTAAAGATTGTAAGCAATGTTCCCTTCTTCATTTATGTGAAAATGAATTTGAACCATCGTGTATTTGTTGGGTTGGCTTACAGTCTGAATCAATAAAGGAAACACCTATGTTTATCAATCGTGGCAAAGTAAAAGTAGGAAAAGAGGAGGAATAAACAACATGCAATGCTCCACATGCAAGTTCTATGTAAAATCAACGCTGTATGGCAACTATTGCAAATGTAATGATAGACCAAAGCCATGCGCATTAGTGCGAAAGCAGAAGTATAACAAGAAGCGTAAATACAAGTACGCAAAGTATAACAATAATCGGAAATAATTATGAAAACAGAGAATATGACATTTAGCGAAGCCCTTGAAGCGATGAAGCAAGGGTATAAAGTGAGAAGGGAAGATTGGGAAGATGGATTATATAGAGTTATGGCTTTCAATTCTTTTACAATAATTGAAAATAGTAATGGTGAAAATATAATAGCTGAATATGTATCTAATATCCTTGCTACCGATTGGGGAATTTACAACGAACCAAAGCCCGAACCGCAGTTTGAAATCGGAGAATTAGTTATGATGCGAGATAGGATTGATTCAAAATGGTTTCCAGAACATTTTGCCCATTACGAACCAAAGAAAGAAGTTCCATATATGGCAATAAGCGGAAGAGATTATGTGCAATGTGCCAAATTTGATAAAGACATAGTATTCACCAATAAACCAGCAAAGTTATGATACAGAAAGCAGAATTTGATAAGTTGCAGTTTGGGGACAAGCTTGCACAAATAACTGAGAATGGAGAACTTTACACCTATAAATACATAGGTCGTGACCCGGGATGGGAAAACAGGTATGCCTTTTTGAGTGGTGGAGATGGTAGTAGTGCATTACATTACAACCGTGATTTTATAAGTAAATTATTCTTTTACGATTGCTATTCCGAGATAAAGAATATGGCAGATGCAAAGAAGGCAAAATACTATCGCCAATGGCTGGAAGAATACGAATGGATGGTTAACAAGTAATGGATATACATATAATGAAGCCGGAAAACCAGATTCTCATTGTAGACGAAAAGGAGTTTTACCGGATAAAGAAAAAGGCTGAAATGATAGACAGCGAAATAGAAGCAATGGTGGAAAAGCGTTTTTTGGAATATGTCAAAGAAAGCGGTATCAAACTTTCCTACGAAGTGAACGGAATACCTTATATATTTCATCATGACTTGTTGAGTGAATTGAACTATGAGGAAAGAGGATATCCGGAATCCGTATCAGAAAAGGTAAAGTATGCTATCGCAGACGATATAACCGAGGCTTTGAATGATAAGTTTAAAGGACTGAAAGACGAGGCTTTGAATTATGCGTTAAGCGAGTTTGACAAGCGGAAACACGGTTTGGAGGCTACTGCAAAAATATGGAAATGTCTTGCATTGATATTTTTCGTTACAACTATTGTTTTAATAATCGCATTATTTATATGATTATGAAGGAAGAAAGACAAATCGGAGAAGTTTTTGAGTATAATGGTATCAAATTGAAGGTTAGAAAAATGTCGCCTTGGGGAGAATGTAGAAAGTGTTTCTTTTTTAAAGAGGGTAATGTAACATGTGGCGGCCCTAAATGCGCCGCTTATGAAAGAAAAGATAAAAACTATGTTTACTTTGAAAAAGTGGAGGAGGGTAAATAATGCACCAGTGTGACTATTGTTGTTGGTATAACGAAAGATACGGGAATTGCGATTGTCCGTATGTAATGAAGAAGTTGTCTTGTGATAAAGCTAAAAAGGAGAAAGAAAGGAGTGAGAAATGAAATTAAAACATCCATTAGATTGGTATAACGAAAACACACCATCGGAAGATGAAGAATACGAAAAGGGATGTCTATCTATCGCCTTGATAGTAGTAATCATTTTCATTGCATTAACGGTTGTAATTTTATCTTACGAATTATGAAATCAAAACAAGTATTATCAATAGAACAAATGAAGCACTTGCAGGAGCTTGGATTAGATACGGGTGATGCAAGTATGTACTGGAAAAGGGTATCACATGGAAGCCGTATTGATGATAAATCGAAAGGTAAATGGTTTTTGAGTTTACAGAAGGAGTTTCAAACTTGCGGGTTTATGTCGTATGAAACACTTCCTACTTATACCTTGCAGGACATCATACAGAGGTTACCGCCCTCTATCAATATATGTATGCTGCATATATATCCTGCTGCTGACTTGTGGTATTTCGTGTACATGGATTCTTACACCCGTACTATTCTAAGCACGAAGTATAGTCCGGATATTATGAATGCAGCCTATCAGATGTTGTGTTGGGTGATTGAAAACGGACATTTAGAAACAAACAAGTAATGATATGGAACGAATAGTAGAATTAAGAGGATTAGAAGGAGTATATTGTAGTGATGTAGTTCATGCTTATATGTCTTGCAATGCAGAAGACGTTCAAAAAGCTTTGGAGATTGGGATTCCATGTACTGGAGCAAATGACTACGGAGCGTATAACATCTATTTTGACGATTACGGAAGAATATGTTTTGAATATATGCAACGTTGTGTAACAAGAGAATACAGATACGTTGAATCAATAGAAGAGGCTGTAGACTGGATGAATAGGTTTATGAATAATAGGAGGTAATTATGAAATATACAATTTCTAAAATTCATATTTATAGGTGCTTACCACCATATAGGAAATGGTACAGCATAACGACTGATAGCGGAATAACTAAAGACAATATTGTAATTGTTGGTAAAAAGCGGTTATTGAAAGTCGCCTTTGCATTGATACTTATGGTTTTATTTAATAAAAGAACTACTATAACCAGATGATTATGAAACAGACAGTAGAAGAAGCGGCAAAAAAATATTCCAATGATTGCAGAAACAGGCAGCTTCATTGTGAACCATACTGCATTGTTGACTTTATTTCTGGTGCCGAATGGCAGTCGAAGCAATCACCGTGGATAAGCGTTAAGGAACAGTTGCCGGAAGAAAATGAGAATATCATTATCATGTGCAAGCATGGTGCAATATTTAATGGCTCATACTGCAATGGGGTATGGTTTTGTATGGATGGTTATATCTATGATACATACAAAGATAGCCCGATTTACTCTTCAATGAGTAGTATACCCACATTATGGAAACCTATTGCCTACATGCCTATCCCCTCCTTCGACGAAATCCTCGAAGCGAACAAAGATGTATTACAACGATTAAAATAGAAATTTTATGGAAGAACTAATTCACATTGATAATCTATGTTCACGTTGCGGCTTTTTTACATCTGATACATCAGTAAATGGTGGTTATGGATGCAATCATAAGGATTGTGACGATGGAGAATATATTTATAACGGAGATATAATTGACTGGCATAAAGCTTATAGAATTGTGGCAATAAGACTTACTAAAAGAAACATAAAATGTAACCGTAGGCTTGCCAAGAAGTTTTTGAAAAAGGGAAGATTTATTTTGAATAAGAATCGTGAAGCTTTTGGAGTTAAATTCCAAGGAAAATGCCTTGCTTCAACATGCACTTTGGGTTATATGGCAGATAAAGATGATATTATTAGGTTTGGAGAAGACCCAGAATTAATGGCAGTAGATGATTGGCTTGTTATAGAAAATAACGAATGAAAGAGAAAGGAGATTGAAACATGAGTAAAATAAGACTAATACTTCGATGGCTATTAATCCCTTTATGGCTCGCCATATTCATTGTCTATTTACCAATATGGTATATACAAATGAGTTGGTACTATTTCAGCTTTGGGGATTATTGGGATGGCTATATAGTTTTATGGGATAGGGTAATGTTATTTCTAAAACTTAAAAAGAAACATTGATATGGAAACTCAAACGATTCAAATAAAAGGAGATAATGATGCAATAGCATACATTAATTTTGTAGATAGGGATTTAGCCGTATCTATCGTATATGGAGATAATCAGTACGATTTCACCATTGAACCCATTACCCTAAAAGCATTGGCATACGCCTATAAACTACATTGTGAAGAATGTGACGAAAAATACAATAAGGTATGAAAGCAAGAGTAAAAGAAACCGGAGTTTTAATAGATGTAATTCCGAAAACAAACATGAATGCACAATATAGCGGAGATAACCTATATGTATGTGATAATATGGTTTTCAGAGAGTGCGAACTTGATTTTTTAAATCTTGGGAATTCAGCTATTGATTGGGAACAGCGTAGATACGAACTGGCGAAAGATATTATTAAGGCCGTTATAGCAGATGACTGTGGGGGTAATTCTGATGCAATCGCTAAATATGCGGTTAATTGCGCTGATGCACTAATTAAAAGATTAAAGGAGGAGAATAATGAATAGCGTACAGACACAAACACTTTCCATTAAAGGAGATGGAGGTGGTGAAGCATATATTGACTTTTGTGATGGACAATTATGTGTTTCTGTTATTATAGAAGGGAAACAGGCGGATTTTCACCTTGAGCCTAATACTTTGAAAATGTTTGCCTATGCTTATAAGTTGCATTGTGAAGATATGCTTAATAATTCTTTAAAAGGATAATAACTATGGGATTTACAACACCGTGCTTTATACGAAAGAATACGCCAGAGCTTAGAAAGAAGCTGGAAGAGTTGAGATATAAACTACTTAATTCTGGTGATACAACTTTAGATGCACATAATTATGACGGCAAGGGAAGTCATAAAAGTATTGAAGAAGGAAGGGCAATCATAACGTCTTATGGGAATTTATATGGGGTGATATACAATGTAGATACTGTTACCAAGAAAGGAAGGGTTGATTGCGGAACGAATGAGGAACTTTTTCTGGCTATAGCTGCATTAAAGGATGATACAGACAACAATCAATTATTCACTAATGGTAAGGGCGATTTGGGTATATACCGGGATGGCTCTGATGGAGGTTTGTCTGGAATGGATTTCTATGGGATGCCTAATGATTTTGAGATTGACAATTATCACAAAGCTACCGTAGACGAACTGATTGAACACTTTAAACAATAACGATATGAGAAAATATAGAATTGAAAACTATGGCATTTATAAGAACATCTTTGATGTACAAATGAATACTTGGCATGGATGGATTACGATAAAGACATTTAAAGCAAACGATATTGTCACTGATAGTATTGATTATGCAAGAGCCTGCGCCCAAGAACTATTGGATAAATTAAGGGAGGAACTGCCATGAATGAAATAACTATTAGACAATGGTATGATACCTTCAAATCGGGTGAAGAGTTGGTCGAAGTTCGTATAGTAGACAATGCTTATAAACGAACATATTCCGGCTATTTTACTGATGTTGATACCCTGCTCAACGAAATTAGGAAGTACGATAACTGTAACATCTACTTCACATTGAACGCTATCAATCCTGCATGTTATTACAGAGAGCAGCATGATAGGATTGTTACCAAACCTAAGTCAACTACTTCTGACAATGACATTGTTGGAAGAGATTGGATATTGATAGACATAGATACTAAAAAGCCATCAGACACAAATTCAACTGATGAAGAAAAGGAGATGGCAAAAGAAGTAGTCAACAATGTATTCAAGTTCCTACGGGATGAAGGCTTTGAAAAGCCAGTAATATGTGATAGTGGTAATGGTTTCCATTTACTGTACAAAATAGCTATGAAGAACAACAATGAGAACACTACAATCTGTAAAGAGTTCCTGCAAGTTCTTGATATGCTATTCTCTAATCCAAATGTGGAAATAGATTGTACAACTTTTAACAGTAGTAGAATTTGTAAACTTTACGGAACATTTAGTAGAAAGGGTAGCAACACTAAGAAACGTCCTCAGAGGGAAAGTAAGATACTAAGAATACCGGATGATGTAAAAATAACTCCAAACGAATACTTTGCTAAAGTTGCGGCTATGCTCCCGAAACCGGAACAACCGAGCAAGAGTAACTACTACAGTAATGAGAAGTTTGACTTAGAAGCATTTCTAAATAAACACCACATTGCAGTGAGAAATATTGTAAGGACATCATCATTTACAAAATATATACTTGACGAATGCCCCTTCAATAGCTCACACCGTGCTCCGGATTCAGCAATCTTTGAGATGTCTAATGGAGGACTTGGCTTTAAATGTCTGCATTCAAGTTGTTCTCAATATACATGGAAGGATTTTCGGTTGAAGTTTGAACCAGATGCTTACGGCCACAGGGAATATCAAAGGCACGAGCATAAGATGCAATACTACTCTTCCCAAAAGAAAGAACCGTTTGCACCAAAGAAGGAGGATTCTGCAAAGGGAAAGAAGTGGCTGGCTATGACTGATGTTCAGTATGTGGATATGAGTAAGATGGCTTCAATTCCTACGGGATATAAAGAACTTGACAAAAAAATCATTGGACTGTTGCTTGGAGATGTAACTGTATTGTCTGGCGGCTCTGGTGCGGGAAAAAGTAGTTGGATAGATTGTGTTGCTCTGAATGCTATACAAAGAGGATATAAAGTAGGAATATGGTCGGGAGAATTGCAAGACTTTAGATTTCAAAGCTGGATAAATCAAATCGCTGCTGGTAAAAATTATGTATGCAAAAGGGAGGGCTTTGAAAACTACTACTATGCTCCTAAAAATATTTCCAATCAGATAAGTAATTGGTTAGAAGGCAAACTATTCCTTTATAACAATAATTATGGAAGTAAATGGCAACAACTGTTTGCTGATGTAAAAGAGCTTGTAGACAAAGAAGGTGTACAGCTTATTGTTCTTGATAACTTGATGGCATTGCAGATTGACAACTATGAAGGTGATAAATATACCCAGCAAACTAAGTTCATCAATGACTTAAAAGAATATGCTAAAGCTAAGAATGTGCATGTGCTGTTAGTATGCCATCCAAGAAAAGAAGGTATATTTCTACGAAAAGAAAGCATATCCGGCACAGCAGATTTAACTAACTTGGCTGATTCTGTATTCATCATACATCGAATAGGAAAAGACTTCGAGCAGAGGGCAGGGGAGTTCTTCGGCAAGGACAAAGTTCTGCCATATCTAAAGTATAACTCTGTAATTGAGGTCTGCAAGAACCGAAGCATGGGAGTGATAGACTTATTAGTAGGCATGTACTATGAGGTCGAATCCCGTAGACTTAAGAACGAAATATCGGAAAACATTGTCTATGGCTGGCAGGAGCAGCCAGCACAGTTGACATTTGAACCGACACCCGAATCTGATGTTTCTGACTTACAAGACATATATGACAATATGAGCAATCAATTACCGTTTGGTAGCGAATTGCAGGAATTACCTTTTTGATATGAACGAACAAGAAATCACAAACTATGTACTATCTCTTATTCCAAAGGAAGAAAAAGATAGGGTTTTCAAGCAGGAGTATTGTGCTATAGGAACAGATTTTATAGGCTTTATGGAAACATATTACTATCTATCAAAAATCATACCTAAAGAATATACTGTCTATGATTTTGGTTGTGCCTATAATCCACAATGCTATTTATTTCAAGACCATGCAAAATTTATTGCTGTCAATCCAGAAGAAATAGATGGCAAAGAAGTATTTAAAGCACCTAACTGTGATTTCTACAGAATGACTACTAAGCAATTCTTAGAAGATATATATGAAAAGAAAGAAAAAGAGTTCGCCATCTGCAATTATGTTCCTAATTGGTACAAGGAGAGAAGCATAGATTTGGTAAAACTGAACTTTCAGAATTGTTATACCTTTTATCCAAGTTAGTTATGGAAAATAAAATCGAATTTACGAAAATAGAGCAGTATTTACCGAAAGAAGGCGAAGAAGTTCTATTCCTATGCGAAAATAAGATGATTTTTCATGGGGAATATCTATTGGGTCGTTGGTTCACGTATTCACCGGAATATGACAACAAAATCATAAGCACTATCTGCCGATTCAAAGTAGTCGGATGGATAGGTATAAATAACTTTAGTTTTTAATCAATTAAAACAATTAATCATGTTAGTACAATTAATGGAAGCAAAAGTTTCTTACGTGAAAATCAACAAAAGAGGCAAGCAAAAGAGAGTAACAGAAAAGTATCTTGTAAACGCTATGAGTTGCACAGAATGCGAAAAGCTGATGAATGAAGAACTGTCTATCTACCAAGCAGAAGAGTTTTCAGTTCTTGCGGTTGGACGGACGAACTTCCAAGAATTTTTGGGAGATAAGGACAAGGAGGACAAGAAGCTGTTTATGGTAAAGCTCAACTACATTACTCTGAATGACGATGGTGACGAGAAGAAAACACCGTGTATGTTGATTGTTGAAGCTGATACAACAGAAGAGGCAACAAACACTGTCAAAGAAGCCATGTCCGCTTCTATGGCTGATTGGAGAATCGAAAGAGTTGTTGAATCTAACTATGTGGATATAGTTAATTTGTAGCTTTTAATCTCGTGAAGGAGGGAGAGTACAATTGTGCTTTCTCTCTTTCTTTTAACAAAATTTTGAACTCTATTTTTTTGGAACTTTCCAAAATTTCAGCTACTTTTGTCACTGTAATCAAAACCAAATTTACAATGAAGATAAAATTTAAGAAGCTGGATAAATCAGTACCTTCACCATTCAAAAAATATCCATCCGACTTTTGCTGGGACTTATACGCTACTTCATGCGAGGAAATTGCACCTAACGTTTATAAGTATGGATTAGGCATTGCAATAGAAATGGAAAGAGGCTGGGAAACTATATTGAAAGACATTGAGGAGGATACACTTATAGATTTATCTAAATTACCTTTTCATTTGTCACTTGATTGTCGCCCAAGAAGCAGCGTATGGCAAACTGGTATGGTCTTATCCAACTGTGAGGGAACTATTGATGAACTTTACCGTGGTGAGATGTCAGCAGTATTTTATCATGTTATGCCTACTATGCCAAAGTACGAGGTAGGAGATAGAATAATCCAAGCTAAGATAGGTATTACCTTGCCAATCGAATGGGAGGAAGTGGAAGAGCTTTCTGATACCGATAGAGGAGCTAACGGATATGGTAGTACGGGACAAAAGTAAGAACCATTATGGAAAAGTGGATAAGTGTAAAAGAATACGCAAGGAGAATTGGCAAGACTACTTCGGCTGTCTATTATATGATAGCTAATAATAAGGTCGAAGCCCGTCACTTTGCCTATGGAAATAAAAAAGGTCACTTAATAAAAGTAGAAGATGGTGAAGATAAAAGTGAATGTGAAGACGAAGAACGATAGTATTCCGTCTGACACTACGAAGAGAAAGATGCCAGTTATTAGAAATCCTAAGATACATAAAGCTCCTCGTAGAGATGATACTAATGTTGGTGATATAAGGGTAAGAATTATTAAGCCCGATACAACTAAGACTAAAACAAAATCAGATACGATTGTCGTTAAAGCTAAAGTAAAAGAATGATATGGATTTGAATAGTTATATATGGTTACTTGCTCCTAAATGTAGGAAAGCTCTTGTTGTACTTACTAAGTATGCAGTGTATTTCCTTTGTCTTATATTACTATGTGATTATGTTGATAAGTTATCAGCATTTTATAACGGTGATGTATATTTGGGTAAAGATGGTAACTACTATTTCTATACTCCCGTTGCTTTCTTTCTGACACGGATTATCAAAATCACTATTACTCTTAACATCTTTCTATTAATTCTTGGTATTGCATTACGCTTTTGTTGGAGATACTTATTAGGCGTACTTTACATATTTGCAGTATTAATACAACGTGAGTATTTAGATACAATATTCACATCGAATTCCGCGTTTCTGACTATCTACTACACTAACATAGCAGTCATTCTCGTTATCCTATTCTTAGGCATTCAGCAATTCTTTAGAAACATTAAATCGGGACAGCATTAGGTTGCTGCCCCACAAATAATATGTACTATAGCCCTGGGCGGCTTTATAAAACCCAATTATAATGATATGAGCAATTTTATTGGTAAAAAAGTAATTATTAGAGCAGACAGAGCCGGTGTGTTTTTCGGTACGTTGAAAGAAAAGAATGGTAGTGAAGTTACATTGACAGACTGCCGAAGATTGTGGTGTTGGTATGGGGCTGTATCTATCAGCCAATTGGCAGCAGAAGGGACAAAACGCCCTAATGATTGTAAATTCACATTGGCCGTGCCGATAATTTCAATTTTAGGGGTTATTGAAATAATACCTTGTACAGACGAAGCAATAAAATCCATTGAGGAGGTGTCAGTATGGAAGAACAGATAAAGCTATTTCTTAGCTCTGGCGATGGCTATGGCTCTGGCGATGGCTATGGCTATGGCTATGGCTATGGCTCTGGCTCTGGCTATGGCTCTGGCTATGGCTCTGGCTATGGCGATGGCTCTGGCGATGGCTCTGGCTCTGGCGATGGCTATGGCTATGGCTATGGCTCTGGCTCTGGCTATGGCTCTGGCTATGGCGATGGCTCTGGCGATGGCGATGGCGATGGCGATGGAATTAAAACATTCAATGGGGACAAAGTATATATAATCGATGGCATTCCTACAATTATCAAGCATATTCATGACAATGTAGCTAAAGGATATATATTGAACGATGACTTTACATTGACTGAAACATTTGTTGCCAAAGAGAATGGGAAATTCGCTCATGGAGAAACATTGCACGATGCGTTTGCTTCGCTTCAAGAAAAATTGTATGACGATTCAACCGAGGAGGAAAGGATAGAAGCTTTTAAAAAGCATTTTCCAGACTTTACTAAAAAGGTATCGGCTAAAGAATTATTTTATTGGCATCATGTGCTAACCGGTTCGTGCAAGCAAGGAAGGTTGTCATTCTGTATCAATAAGGGTATAGACATTGATAAGGATGCTTATACTATATATGAATTTATAGAACTAACTAAAAACTCATATAATGGAGATATTATAAAGAAGCTATTATGAGTTACCATAATAAACTACAGCAGCTTTGCAGAAAGTATCTAAAAAAGTTGTACCGGAAAGCGAGAGATATCGGTCTTGATAAATTTGTCGAAAGGACTATTGCCGAAAACGAAAATGGACGATGCACAGCCACAGTAGAACAAGTCAATATGCTGGCTTCTCTATGTGGCGATGATAGAATAAAGAGGGAGGAAATTCCCGACTTACTTGGTATGTCATACCGGAAGTGTAACGAACAAAAGATTTTCAAGAGAATACGTAAATTTAAAGACAAAGGTATCTACTCCAAAGTGGATGCTATAATACTAAAAGACCAAATGATATGAAGAAGATTAGACACAATTTCAACAAGGGGATAAAGCTGCATTTAGCTTGTGCAAATGACTTTCTTAGACCAGTAATGAATTGCATATATTTCAAAGATGGATATGCAATTGCCTCCAACGGAAAGATATTAATTAAAGCTTGCCTAAATGAGATTTGCAACTTTAGCGAAGAAGAGAAGGAATTACTGGAAGGTAAACTAATTAGTGCAAAGAACTTTAAGGAAATCATCAAGCATACTATTATTGAGATTGAAGAAGATGGTTTCCACGCTATATATGACGATTGGGACATAAAGTATAAGTTTGCTGGAGACATGAAATATCCCAATTATAACGAAGTTATAAGTCAATTCAAACCGGGATTTGCGGAAAAGGTACTTATTGACCCACTTAACATTGAATTGATAGCCGATGCTTTGAATGCAAGGAGAGGCATAAGATTTCATTTTCCTAAAGGTGATAGCAAAGGAATTAAGATTACATTTTACGACAAAGAGTTATCTCTATCCGAAGCTCTTCTAATGCCTATATTTGATTATTGATATGACGGAGCAAGAATACAAGGACTTGGCAAATAGTCAACCAAAGTATTACTATGAACCAAGAGGAAGAGAGTGGGCTTTATATGAGCGAGAAAAGGACGGCATGGGAGGGACTAAGATATTTGAGCATTGGGATAGAGAAGTTGTCCGTAAGCGATGCTATGAACTAAATGGCTGGGATTATAAATCAGCAGACAAATAGCCTATGCTACAGAAGATGTGCAGGAAGTATCTAAAAAGACTTCTCCCGGCTGCAAAGGAAGTAGGGTTGGAAGAATTTGTAGTTACTACCATAGATAAGAACAAGTCAGGTACTTGTGTAGCCACCAGACAGCAGGTCGATATGCTTGCCTCAATGTGTGAAGATAATCGGGTTAAACGTGAAGAAATACCAAATATTGTAGGTAAGTCATACCGATTCTGTCTGACTGGTAATCTTTTCAAGAGAATACGTAAATTTAAAGACAAAGGACTTTATTCCAAAATAGATACTTTGTTGTTGAGTGAAGAACTAAAAAACAAATAATATGAAAATATTCATTGATATTCCCGATTGCTTCCTTAACGGAGACGATACTTTGGTAAACATAGAAAGTGAATCTTTCTCATATAGCAGATTGAGCCATACCCATCATGGCTTACAAGATTCATTGGATGATGAAGTCAAAAGTAAACGACTAATGGAGTTATGCAACGATGTGTGCGATATTTTTATCACAATGATTAAGGAGGAACTAATATGAAAAACAGAAGATTGGCAGCTATTGCTTGTATTTGCAGAAGCTTTCTGTATCTGAATGGTTTTATAACAGAAGCCGAGAACGACAGAATACATAAAAAGATTGTGAAGTGGCTTGATAAGCACAAGGTCACTCTTTCCGAGGAGCAAATTAATTCAGTAGAATTTACTTATAAAGATTAGGAGGTACAATATGTTTGAAGATAAAAAAATAGGTGAAAGATTTGAGTATGAAGGAGTAACCTTAGAAGTAGTAAATGTGCTTGATTCCCCTTGTAGAAAATGTTTCTTTTATCAGAAAGAATGTGATAATATATACTGTTTACCATCTCAGAGGAAAGATGAAGAGAGTGTAAGTTTTAGAGCCGTTCAAGACTACGAACTGGCAGTTAGAGTAACCGAAGAAAAGGCTATTGAAGCGGCAAAGCAAACGATAGCAGACATCTTTTACGAAGTACACGGTATCAATCAGACTATGTATTTGGAGGACTTTGTGGCAAGACTTAAAAAATAATGTTATGGTAAGAAAAATAAAATTTAGAGGAAAGGACATTGATACGGGAGAATGGAGATATGGATTTCTCTCTTTCTTCTATACTGCCGCAAGGGATAAAAACGGATTTATCCTTACGGACAAAGCACAAATATATTCCCCAGAAGCCGGACGATGCTATGATGTATTGAAGTTGATTAGGGGGAATAATCTACTTGAAATAGCCTATGAAATGCTATGTTGGTGTGTAGAAAATGGATATGTTGAACACAATAGTTAATTTCAGTTAATTATGGGGGGGGGGTAATTTCTAAATTTGTATCTTTACGTAAGGTTTAATCAATTAATATTCAACAATATGGAAATAGCAAGAGACAAGAACAATAACCACATGCAAGCAGTAGTTATAGACACTGCATATAATGTGGAGCAAGGACAAACTCTCAAATTAGGAGAGGGACTTTACCGATTTGCAGCTTATGAAGATACTACCTTCAATATGCCGTTCTTAGACCCTAATCACGAACGACCAGTTTTAGCAGCTATTTATATGCCTGCTGGCAGTGTCGAATACTTTTATGTCTACGATGGCACTCTTTCTGTTGTAGAAGGAAAACTCAATATCATGGGTTCTGACATTCAAACAAATTCATAGCCTATGTTAGTAAATGTTGGTAAACTAATGAGCCATACATCAACTAAGGGAGGGGGAGGAGTTAAGCACCCATTCAATCCTTCTTTAGTTGATGCGTGGTTTATGAGTGGGCTTTCCAATAGCGACAAGCCTACTCAAATAGTTGGAGTAAAGAAGAATAAACTCCAACTAAAGAACTTCGCCTATGCTCTGAATAGCGGGTTTGGAAAGTATGCTGTAAACTGGAATGGTTTTGTAAAAACTACAGCAAACGCTAATTTCACCAACACCGATTCTTCTATTCATCTGACGGAAATATTGGTGGCAGACGGAAAGTTTTTGCAAACAAATGCAGACGGAACAATAGAAGCGTGTCAAATAAAGGTGGAAGGCATAACGGATGATATTAAGTTAAGATATGTATCTTATGCCGAAGACGGTACCGGAACATACACCTATCTTAAGAATGGTATCAATAACCTGCCAATATCCTACAAGAAATATACCGGGTTTGCTGCATCTGTAGTTGGTACTTGTAATATCACCATCACCCAACTGCCATCTGCCTATGAGGGTGCACTTGTGTTCGATGGAGTGGATGATTACGGTATATGTACTGGACTTCCTATTCTTGACGATTATACAGTGATATGCAGGAGAGAAATAGTCAGTATCAAGAATAATTCTGCTGTTGCATCTAAAAGGACTAATGGTTCTATGTGGAATGGAGCTTTTACATTTGAAAGGCAATCTATTAATACTAATAATTACTTATTAAACTACGGAGCGAGCAATAGTATTCCTCTTGCACAGGATAGCGTTTCTTACCAAACATCATTCTCTTATAATGGTACGACCATAAATCGAGGTACAGCAGAGGACACAAACCAATTATCTTTAGGATGCGCTTTGGTAACTACTACTGGAGCATCGTATGAATTCTTAAATTGTGCCATCTATTATTTTGCCCTCTATAACAAGTCGCTGACACCCGAAGAGGTTGAAGAGGAGAAAGTAAAGCTTGAAAATTATTGGGAAGGAGGTAAAAATGAATTGGCTTGAAATACCCGTAGAAGACTTGAAACAATTCGACAAGGATTGGGAAGTCAGAAGAAAGAATGTAGACGAAACAAAAGCTCTTTTGCATGAGGGAATATATAATGAACTTGTACCACAAGTTGAACCATTATCAGAAGAAGGAGAACCGATAGTCTATCCCTATCCACTTCTTGACAATCAAATGGTTGAAGCTCTGTTGGAAACTTCTGAATGGTCTAATATAGATGAATAAGGCTATACTTGTAGGATGGATTACTGACATTAGAGAAGTCGGTAGTTATGGGGTAATGGTGAAACTCAAAACTTGCGAAAAGGGTTTTACTACCCAAAAAGGCTATAAGGTAGCTGATAGGATAGATTATCATGTATGCCTTGCAAAAGGAACAATGACACGATACATTCTCGACAACTTCAATGTAGGCAACTTAGTTGAACTTACTGGGAAGATATACAACAAGCTGGAAGAAACCAAACATGGCGATAAGGTTCAGTTAACCAATATCCACATACAGACAATCAATCTGTATTCTCTGAACAACATATCTCCGGTTTCAAAAAGCAATGGTGATACAAAATCTGTAGAAAATCCCGATTTATATTTTGAATAACTAAAGTTTATATACAGGTGCCGAAAACCCATAGGTCTTTAGCCTATGGGATGTAAGGCACTAACCTTGTTGTTCAATATATTTCCTAATTGTTTCTGGACTTGCTTCTCCTATTGAGCAACAGAAATATCCATCACTCCATAATGTGCGTTCAACCCAAAACTCTTTTCTCAACTTACTCTCAAAGAGTTTCCAAGCGAATATCGTACTCTCTTGCTTGAGTTTTCTAACAATAGATGTTACTGATATGTTCTGTGGATAGTTGATGAGAAAATGGATGTGGTCTTTGTCTGACTCCATTATTTCAATATCAAAATCAGACTTTTCTGCGATACCCTTTAAAATACATTTGATAGTATCATTGAATTTGCCTACGAGCAACTTCTTTCTGTACTTAATGCAGAATATCAAATGACACTTCAAGTAATATTTGTGTCGGTTACTATGCTCATAATCACTCCTCATACTACAAAATTAACGAAAATATTTCACTTTTACAAAACATTTCTTGTTTTTGTAAATACTTATATGTATATTTGCACTATGATTAAGACGATAAATAGAACATACAGATTTAGGATATATCCAAATGCTTCCCAAATGGAATTGTTGGCGAAGCACTTCGGCTGTACTCGCTTTGTCTATAACTATTTCCTTAATCAAAGGCAAGAGCAATATAAAGAGGAAGGAGAGAGTGATAACTACTATGCTCAGGCAAAGGCTTTAACTGAATTAAAGAAAAAAGAAGAAACCGCTTGGCTTAAAGAAGTAAACTCTCAAACACTTCAATTTGCTTTGCGTAATCTTGAAACTGCATACACTAATTTCTTCCAAAAGAGAGCGAAGTTCCCTAACTATCACTCAAAGAAAGGTAAGAATACATTTACCGTACCCCAATTTGCAACTATTGAAAATAGTAAATTGTGGCTACCTAAATTCAAGAGTGGTATAACTATCCGTCTGCATAGAGAAATCAAAGGTAAGATGGGCAAAGTTAGTCTAACTAAAACTCCAACAGGAAAGTATTTTGTATCAGTATTCACAATAGAGGATTATCAAGAACTTGCACCTGCTAATAAAGCAGTTGGTGTAGATTTAGGTTTGAAAGACCTACTGATAACATCTGATGGTGAAGTATTCAAGAATAATAGATACACAAAGAGATATGAGAAGAAACTTGCAGTAGCACAGAGACACCTCTCAAGAAAAAAGAAAGGTAGTAATGAGTACGAAAACCAAAGGCTCAAAGCTGCTAAACTCTATGAGAAGATTTCTAATTGCCGTATGGACTACTTGCATAAGTGTTCTCACTCTCTAATCTCTAACTACGACACCATTTGTATTGAAGACCTTAATGTGAAAGGTATGGTACGAAACCATAAACTTGCTAAATCAATTACTGATGCAAGTTGGGGGACATTCGTCACTATGCTAACATATAAGGCTAATTGGAATGGTAGAAATGTAGTTAAGATTGATAGGTTTTTTCCATCCTCTCAGCTTTGTAATGTTTGTGGCTATCGTAATAGCGAAATAAAAGACTTGAAAGTAAGAGAATGGGGTTGCCCATCTTGCGGTACACATCATAATAGAGATGTAAATGCTGCTATCAATATCCTAAAATTAGGATTAAATAATATATCGGCAGGGACTGTCGATTACACCGATGGAGAGGATAGAAGACCTAATCTTTTGAAAGGGCATTCCTCTGTGAAGTCGGAAGCCCACGAATCTTTAGTTCGTGGGTAGTTCACTGCTACATTTGTGCTACAAACTTTTGGTTCATAATAACAGCATTTTAAACCCTATTCTTTAGCTTGCGAAAGTGACATTTCTAATTTTCTTGTAGGGAGGGATTAATTTCTCTCCCTTATTTTTTGGAACTTTCCAAAATTTAGCATACCTTTGCTTCATCTTAAAACAGAAAATCAATGGAGAAAAAGAACTACTTAGACGATTGCCTCGCAACGCTTCAAATTCCGTCACTTCCTAAAAAAACTTGGGACAAGGTTTCCGAATTCAACAAAGGAGTTTGCCTTGTAAGACGGATTGACGGAACAGAAAACTATGCAATTTGTCGGTACAATAAAGAGAAGGACGAAGCTGTCAAAGTCGTTAAAGATTTCTGCTTGGCGACATTTACAGAAATTCTTGAATGCTATCCAGTTCCCGACTTTGTGGAAGCTGACATTGAAAGTATGGACTTGGACGAAGCCAATAAAATGGCAATGGAAGAGTTGCTGGAAGAACGTCAAGAAGCTATCATGGAAGACGTCGAAGTTGAGGAGGAGAAACTTCCGGAGTGGATATATCCATTCATCAGCAACCGGGAAGAAGCTCTTGCATTCCTTAAAAGTAAGAGAATAAGAAACGCCCACTCTCTGAAATCTGACGAAGCTGTCAAAGCTAAATTGTATTTAGTTTACGAGGACGAAAAAAAGAAAAATAAATAACCAAAAATGATATGATGGATATTAGTAAAATGAGCAAGGCACAGCTTGTAAAACTCATAGGTACTTCCTATGTATTCGTGCCAAAGACCAAAGGACACATGTATTGCAGACTGGACGATAGAGGAATTTCTATTGCAGTTACCGACGATTACTCAGTTGTGTCTACCAACTTCCATAGAAACGTATTTACCAATGTAGTAAGTGGCGGTTATTCTAATCCTTATCTGTGGCTTAGAACATTCTGTGAGTGCATCGAAGCAAACAAAGAATTTGGAGAAGTTAAGGACAAGAATGGGAATGTACAAGGTTTCAGCTTCTCTCAACTGATGGAACATGCTGACGAAATGCCGGAAGAGATTGTTAAGGTATTGCAGCATACAGAGCGATGGATTTATACGCTTTCCGAGCCAGCCTTTGCCGTTGGAGGAGATACATTGCAAGTCACCAATGTAATGTGTATGTACTTCTCATACTTGGCAAAAAGTAATACCATGCTCATGCCAGCACCTTCCGATATTTCTCGCAACGAATTTTATCAGAAGTATATCGAAACTATCCGCTATCTTTCTCTTGAAACAACGCTTGATGAAGAAAAGGTAAAAGATTTGAAGGAACAAATCTACAACATCGAACGTGAGGCAATGAACAAGATTGAGATTCTGATTAAGGATAACGGTGGCGAGTTCAAACAATCCATTGCCATTCCTAAAAGAGAGGTTGATGAAGGAGAAGCCTTAAACGAAATGAGGAGTGACACTTAGCTTTTTATAAAAAAAGCCAATGTAGCGAAAACCAAGCTACGCAGAGTGATTTAAAATAGTATTAACCCAACCGATGGCGTATCGTGGATTGGACGGTGAGAACCCAATATGGACGACCGGAGCACAAGCTCCCTAAGAAGTAGCGGCTCGATGAAACGTCAAGTTGTCCAAGTGTAAGCTTGGATATAAACGCCCGAAATGAAGAATGATAACGTGGAGTAACATTGTTGCGGTCGTAATAGGCATGGCATTTATATACTGGCTATACAAAATTAGCGATTATGGAAATCCTTTTATAGCTGGCTTTATGAGCGTTTTATGGTTATTCTCTCTAATCATTTTTTACGCGATTTGGGGAGGAATATTTTGGTGGTAATTAAACTAACAACATGAGTAAGATAGAAAGATTTAAAGAAATAGTTGCTGAAATGGCAACGCTCTACGAAAACAAGAACAAAGATTATGGCGATTCATTCGGCAAGTCAATCAAAGAACATGGCAATATAGCTGGCATTGTTCGCATGGAAGATAAGTTTAACCGATTGAAGTCATTGCTTAATAGTAATGAGAAGCCTAATTATGAATCGGTGTCTGATACGCTGACTGACCTTGCAAACTACGCCATTATGATGCGTATCGAACTTGAAGGTAAAGAAGGTACTACTCAAAAGGCTACTCAATTTTTAAAGAACCTTTTGAAGATTCAGATATAATCAAAGAAAAGATATTAAAGTCTTTAGCTAATAGGTTCAAAGAAATTGCCGATGATATATTTTGTACAATAAAATTCTAAAGTGGTCGAATTTGACTACTTAAAAATACCGTCTGTGAAGATAGTTTAGATTGATTTTCAATTTTTCATTAAGAGTGATTTTAATATTCTTATGCCCTTCTTGCTTGTGAAAGCAGGAAGGTTTTTTGGAACTTTCACAGATTTTATCTACTTTTGTAGTGAAGTCTAAACTTAAAATATAAAACGAAATGGCTGGAACAACTTTTACCAACAAGCGACTTTCCTATCATGTGTCTAACACAACTGGCACTATCACATTGGAAGGTGACGCTACAATCAACTCACAATCATTGATTGATTCATTCAATGGTAGTGTAAACTCTACTACCGGACAGTACGGCAACTTCTTTTACTCTGAATCCGATGGGGGACAAGTAAACAGAAGCTACAACGGCTCAAAGGAAATCGAAGTAGATGCTTGTGACCTTATTGATTCTGTAATTGAAGACATCAAAGCAGAAGCGTTGAAATAATGGTTAATTACGAGCAGACAAAGAGCTTGATGAAATCAAGAGGGGTAGATAACCTCTCTCCTCTTGACTTCTCTTTTTCCATGATGGTAGCCATCGGTATCAATGAGATACAATCCTATATGGTTACTATCAGAGGGAAAGAGTATGAAAAGAAAACCGAAGAACAAATACCTAAGTTCCGTGAAAGATGCAGCTTGGAGGTTACAGACTATCTTGAACGAACAGATATTAAAGAAACTATAAGGTTTCTTACGGCAGAGCACGATAGGAATATCAAAGACACTGCCTTGCAGCTTGAAGACATTGACTTCAACGCAGAAGACCTAAGAAAGATATTAGCGAAGTTCTTGAAAGAGAAATACAAGGATATTGATGCAGCCGACGCAAAGGACTTGCTCAACGCTATCAAAATATATGTGGATAAGTTCGGAGATTCCGGAGAGGACGGAGTTGCTAAGTTCAACCGACACTTTATCCAAGTTTATCCTCCATATAATGCTGTATGCCCCAACTGCGGGAAAGAAATTGACCTTCCTCGTGGTGTCAATTCTAAATGCAAGCATTGCGACCATCAGTTTGTATGGAGTGAAGAAAAGGAAAGATATTATTAATGACACTCATATACAAAGTGATGTATATAATTGCCATTGATTTGTTTAATCTCATATTTGATAGTGTTAGTAGACGGCATCGGTCTGTGAAGATAGATGCTTTTTAGTAGAAACATTTTAAAACAACATAATAATGAAAACATCTAAAATTGTAAGCGTTTATAAAACAATGAACGACAGCAAACTCACTAAGATGGAGGATGCTGACAAGTTTAAAGTTATTAAAGCATTGAGAGCCATTAAGCCAATCAGTGAAGGCTATGAGGAGTTTGTCAAGCTGACACACGAGAAGCTGAAAGACGATAAAATGGAAGAGATGCAGAAGAAAGCCCAACACTGGCAGGAAATGCAGTCACAAGGAAAGGAAGTTGAATACTCCTTTGAGGAGCGCAAGGAACTCAATGAGTATTTCCAAAACTTCAACAATACCATTGAGAAGCTGATGAAAGAAGAGGGCGACAAGGAGAACGAACTCACCTATGACAAGTTGAGTGAGGATGCTTTCGGAAAGTACATCGCTTCCAACGACTTCAATGTAAGTACCATCATGGACTTGCAGGAGATTCTTGTAGGAGAATAGTATTTGTTGCATATTACATAGTTTATTTAGAGGTTTGGGGAGCTTGGAAAGTTCCCCTTTTCTATTGTGGTGTAATTGGTCGTAGAGGCACTGCCGAATCTGTATATCTTGATGAATCAAGTGTAACCCAGACCTTATAGGATTCGTCTGCTTCTATATCAAATCTCTTTCTGATAACTGTGTATGTTTCACCAGCAGCAACAGTAAATGTTCCCAAGTTTAATTTTGTCTCGCCAACCATTTGTGGGTCAAACAAGTCATTTTTAGCGAAGCGAACCCACAGCCAATTATTAGTAAAGGTCTTGCTTGAACTTGTCGGGTTCTTGACTTGAACAGTCACAGTCAATGCAGTTGCAATCATTCCAATACCAGCATTGATGATGATATTATATGTGGTACTTACTACTTGTATCTCGGCAACCTTGGTATTTGGCAAAGTGAAATAGCCAGCAGCCTTATCCGCGTCCAGTATGCCAAGTTTTACAGTAGACAAGAACGGATAGACATTATATGTGTTCACTGGTAATCCATTTGTAGGCACTTGTACTAGCATTGTCCCCGGACTGTCAGCAGTCAGTCGTTGCGACCTTGTTCCTCCTTTCTGAACCATATATACACCAAAGTACATATCCCCTAATGTATAAGCCACACCCTGCCATACCAATCCACCTATATCACTTAACGATAGGCTTTCTCCCATTGAAGACGATGGATTATAAGCTACTGTGGCAAAAAAGGTGCTGCCACTTAGATTATCTACTTGCTTTGGAACTGTAAACGAGTGAATTGGCGCCATTGCTTCCGGCATATACCCTTCAAAGTCAAGAAGCCGGAAAGGTGCATTGCTTCCTCCTTGTGGCGGTGAATACTTATATCCATTTGAACCGTCAGAGGTCATTTTACTTACTATATCCTTATAAGTACCAGCCTGCGCACCGCTTGTATCAATACCACAATTCCCATTACTACTTTTCCACCAATTTGAGTTTGTAAGATTAATATTTTCTGATGGGTATATTACGGGCTTATACTTTGCCCACATATTTGTTTTACCATGAGTATTCTTGCACAAATAACCTAAATCATAACTTGATACACCCAATGCTGTGCGGACATCATCAATACTGACGGGTGCTACGATTTTCCCACTTGATATTGGCATAAATAAACTATTTAGTTCTAAGAGAACTTGGTAAGAAACATGGCTTTGAGCTACCCGTGGCAGCATTGAAGCCGTTAACAACTCTCACATCCTTTTTCATATCATTCTATATAATGCGTTGTAGATTAAACTTTTACACAAAGATAAACATAATTATTCACAAATGCAAGCCACCAAGTTCTCTTAGAACTAAATACTTGTGATATGTCAAATAGCGGAGGAAAGATTACAGCACCAGTAAGCATAGAAGATGTGCGTACTGTTTTAGGCGTTTCAAGCTATGACTTGGGTACACTGTGCAAGAGCGAGAAGATTAATATGTGGGCGAAGTACAAACCGGTAAGAGTGCCGATGTTCAATGAACTTTATGAAAGCGAATTCAATGAAGCACAATATGGATTACACATACCTTCCTCTTCCTCGCTTGACAGCGTGATTAATACGCCATGGAGCCACGCAGCCCCAAGAGGCGGAGATTCAGAACCGTATCGGTTGACCGACTTTGATAAGTATAACCATGTATCGGAATTTATAATTTCCGGAAATCTCAATCCGAAATATGACTGCGATTCTGAAACTGGTGATTTGTACATTGGTGCGTTGCTATGGGAAAGGTACGGGCAATACAATCTTAATGCTAAAGATTTGCCGTTATTGATGAAAATGCGGCTTGGCTTGCGGATTGACGGCAACAAAATACTTACAAGCAAGAAAACGGTAGCTGATGTGATAGGCGATAGCCAGTTATTGGCATGTGTACTAAATCCCAAAAGCGTAGGAAAATCGAGTTTTACGATTGAGCAGTTCCTAACGACCGAAAACTATCCTTCGTTATCCACATTTCCTACCGTAATACAATGCTATTCGGTTCCAAACTACACGGGAAAGACCAATTCGGCGGTAGTAAATTACACAGAAATCGGTAGCGGAATCACGTTCAAAGACCAATACATGTCAAACGAACTCAACGGAGCGTACCAGACGGAAGATTATTACATGACTACGCCTTTTGTCGTATCTTATAACGGAGATTATTCGGAGTATTGGAAGACTACATGTTCAAACAGTCGTAGTACGAAAGTTACCGTCAATGTGACAGATTTCACCTTCCACGGATATGATGTTAACGGAAATCCAGAAACCGAGACATACAACGAAGATTTGAAGATGTACAATTCTAACAAACAGCAGGTCTATTCCGTAGACATACCTGCAAATGGCTCGGTGACTTTGTATTTTAAAACAAGAATGATTGGAAACAATTATTCGTCATATAACACTCGCACAAACGTGTTCTATGCAGAAGCAAAAATCAACGGTTACAATCAAAATAGGATTATAAGGTTTGAACTTAATTACAGGTGCAATTAGTAAACATCAACAACTATATTTTTAGAACCTTCCCGGAAAGGCAGAAAGTAGCTCAATGGTAGGTTCATTCTATACAAGAGTTTATGATAGATAATAATAGTAGATATGAAAAAGAAAGTAGATTTATTAATTAAAGGTAACTTGTTGGTTACCAACAATATAACTGGGGGGGGGATTTTTAGTACCTCACTTGAACAGTTAGAAGAACATTTTAATGTTAGTGAAGCAGCGATAATTGAAGGGGACTTGAATGTAGAATCTTTCGATTGTCGCTCTTTGTGTGTGGTTGTGCTTGGTGCAGTAGTTGCGAAAGGAGGTAACTATGTCAGTTAATAGTGGAAGATTAATAGCTCCATTAAATATTGGAGTAGATATACCAGCAGCAATAGGTTATTCAAGTACCGATTTAGGAACACTATGTAAAGCAGATTCTATTAATAAATTTGCAAAGTATAAACCAGTTAGATATGCTAAATTTGGCGAGTTAACTTCATCAGAAAGAAAATCTACAAATTATGGATTGTCTTGTTATGAAGTTTCAGCTTTAGTAAAAGAAATGGTAAGTTCAATACCTACTACTGGGAAATGGGGATATACAAAACCTAATGAATACTATAGGGCAACTGACTTTTTAAATGAAGACTATCCTACTAATTTTGGATATAATCATTCAGCAAAAGCCCCTGCTTCTGGATTTAAAAATATAACTATTTATAGTGATGAAATAAATAGCTTGCCTACCTATACATTTAATGCTAAATTTGGAGATAGTTCTTGGGAAGGTATTGGAGATACTTCAGGAATAGAAATTCCATTAAATCAACTTACTATAATAAGTGGAATGCCAATTTCAAATGGTAATTGGAGATTTGGATTAGCAATATATTTCCCACATGAAAATGGAGGTTATATTGTTCAATATGCTTCACACGAGAAGGCTATTACCTCTTTAAGTTCTTCTGCTGATATTTCTAAAATGATTATTAATCTATCATTGTCAGATAGAGTAAAACAGTACATAAAATCAGCTATTGATAAGAATGTAAAAACATTAAATGCTATTCCGTTCATAGGCTATAATCTAACTTATGTAACGACTGACCCAGCAGGCAAATACTTTCGTTTTTTAGGAGGAGGAAGAGCCTTTTGTATGCCAGAAGGAGAGAAAATTACTATTAATATAAAAAATGCTTCTGAGGTTTATAATGTAAAAGTTACGGGTGGATATGTAATGTATTATAATAGCGATGCAGGAAATAGAAATTTTGCATTGAATGAAGGTGGAATAAGTGTTTGGACTAAACCTAAGAATAGTTATTCTTGTGGTATGACTGTAATATTTGATTTTTCCTATAACTCTACTGGAAAATTATTAAATGCTTCTAATGTATATTTAGGATTAGAAACTGTTTATATTAATCAATCCGGCTCTATTGAAATGATGAAAAATGGGACATGGACTGCTGTAACATCTGTTGCAAGTGCTGGAACTTACAGAATAACAGCAAGAGATAGCTATACGGGAGGAACAAGAACTGCTTTATCTGCATTCTTAAATAATTTACCTTCTTATACTACTACTAATAATATTCAACCAGTATTAGGAATATGGGTTAGATTTGGAGTAAATGGGGTAAATATTGATAAAAAAGGAGCTTCCATAACAGTTAGAATGTTAGACCCATTATAAATCTTGCTTATATCAATAAGTTTTCATATATTTGCAGTGGATTGAGCGCATTTCAATCTCAATGATGTATTTAGCCATAATTGTGATTTATTAATTCCGAGATGCGCTCGTCCGCTTTAAAAAAACAGAGTTGCTGCAACAACTCTGTGTATCACGATTTGGTTACGTGATTTGTATTTTTTCATTTTTTAAGCATCTGCTGCGAAGTAGGTGCTTTTTTATTAAGGCAGTTATAGTAGAAACCATTAAAACACCTTCTACGATTAAGAAAAAGAAGTAGGAGATATTTTAAGGTAAATTTGTTTAGTTATATATTGGATAAGATAGGCATAAATTTCATCTGTTTTATATGACAATTTTATTCCAATTTTATCCAATATAAACATTACACAATGGAAAATTTCATGTTGCAAAATAGATAATTCATCTATAGTTTTAGGTATAATATCCATGTATAGTATAGTCTGATTATCATTTAGAAATAGACTTTTATATTTACCTTTTATATCTTTTTGTGAAAGATTTATACCGTATTTTTTCAAATTCATAATTAAGTCTTTTTTATTTCCAAAATGTACCATTATATGAAAAGGATAAATTTGACAATCTATGATAAAATTCATAAATCATTATTTAAAACTAAAGTTTAAAAGTTAAAGATAAGTATTCTCGTCTACACGGTGCATCTTCAAAGTACCCATAATATAGTTCCGACCAGTAGGACGATTAACTATTATAGTTGTAGGTTCGTAAGAATCCAAACATACAAACTTACTTTCTGCACCAGCATATTCAGATTTGATAGTCACTTGATGACTTGTCATATAACTAATGAAGTTCTTGTGAACCGCACGGACATCAATCGTACTATCGTGAAAATCATCTATGATAAACGAAATCTCTACATCGGGATTTTCATAACATACTTTGTCCGGGACATAGACATCTTCCTTGTTGCTGTTAATCCAAGAAGCCGTATAGATATTCTTGGGTTCTCCTTGTGCAAGAAAGCCGTCCATCTTCAATATACGAAGACCTTTCCATTTGACTGTAAAGTCAGTATAGTTTTCGATACCAGCTTTTACGAAATATATATTTGCTCCTATCATTACAGTCTTAAATCTTTAGTGAACATTTTTACTTTACCATCATTCTCTAAAACCTTCACTTCACATTTGGGAGAATACATATAGACTACAACATTACTGTGTACGTCTACATAGTCAATAATCAAAACACTTTCATCAAACAGATAGATACGTATGGCATTGAATCCGTCTAATTCCAAGTGAACATTAGACTTGTTAGATATATATATAGTTGGGCATTTAGTTTCTTGTACCGATATGCGGCTATCACATTGGACGAAGTGAGAAACGTCCTCTTTTAAGGTTATATAATCGTGATTATCTACCCACATAGAGTAAGTATAACCATCAACTCCATCAACATCATTAAAGGTGTGCTTTCCGTTTATATAGTCAGCAAACTCCCTTTTTAAAAAGTCAACGGACATTCCCCAGCCTTCATACATTGAAGTTGCCATATATGGAATACTCTGTTGCTGCAAGGCAAGCTGCATCAGCTTCTCTCTATCCTCCTTGCAGGCTTTCCACTCTTTGTTGTACTCGCTACACAAGTCCCGTAACAAAGAGTTTTTGTAAAAGTATAGTAAGTTATGCTCCATCATTCTTCTTTAAACAAGGAAACAATAAAATCTCGTCCAGCACCCGTCCACCTTCTGTCATAAATAATACGTCCGTTATCCAAAACAGTTTGCTTAACAGAAGTGTAACCTAAGTCAGCATACTTCGCATACAACAGCCATGTGCCGTTTTGCTTGAACTGAACTTCCATCTTAGCTAACCGATTGTTAAGTTCTATTGCAGACCTCAAACCAACTTCCTTTGCAATCTCGCCAGCAGTATAAGTTTTAGAATCATGCACCAAGCGTTTAACATTGTCTTGTGCCTCCTTAGCTTCAAGTAACGCCTGCTGTTTTGCTTCATACTCCAAAGCCCATGCTCTTGCGGCTTCTGCCGGATTATTGAAGTTAGGCAATGTGATACCAGAAATAGCTTTCTTTTCACATTCAAGAAAGTAGTTCCTATAATCATAACTTAAAGGAGTTCTTGCCATCATTGCAATATGTTTAGCAAAGTCTATTGTGATAGCATAATCCTTAGTTTCATTACCGTTCGTCATTGTGACGAACCCTACCCAATCCTCATTCTCTTTAAAGAAATCATCTTCAACTATGTTTTGAGTTGCCCATCTCGACCAATTAGATTTATCTAATCCAAGTCCAATATACAACTCTCTTGCCGAAACTACTTGCTTTCCTTCTCTCTCTGAAATTTTAATTAGCTCTTTCATATTTACGACTGTTTATACGACTTGTTAATAATAATGAGAGAGAAGTAGAAGTCGCCACTACTTTCAATAGAGGAGCTACCTCTATCTATCTCCCTCACTACAAATATACTAATTAATCGGGTAATATCCTAACATTTACACCATTTCCTGCGGCAGTAGAAATATTTACCGTCCAAACTTGAATGGCTTGAAGTATCTGATAGCTACTACGCATTTGAAGCAACATCTGCGACATTGTGCCTGCATTGACATTAGTCATATCCCATATGCCTTGCATGATAGTAGTTTGCTGGAATACTTGCTGGCTTACCATATTCATATAGGCTTCCAATGCACCAGCTTGTTCTTCTGTTATGCCTTGTATTCCTTTCTGTAACGAGGATAGTGCTGCATCTTTTACTCCACTACCAAACTCAATACCAAGTTGTCCCATCAAGTTTTTTAAGTCCTCGTTTATCAAAGGAATTAGCTCTTTACCCAAGTCAGCTATCTGTTTGGCTTCTTCGGTGGTGATACCTACACCGCCAGCAGAGTTTTCTTCGGTAAATCTCTTAACCATAGCAAACATGCTCTTTAACCGTTCTCCGACAATCGTAGAAGCAAGCGACTTGACAATCATATTTGTTATTAAATCATCGAAGCTCTCCTCTAAATTTGCCATTGTATCAGTTCCTTCCTTCCAAGCTGAAATCCAAGAATCGGCAAAGCTTTCTGCGGCAGACTTCACATCTGTACCGAGCAAATTATTTACTATTTCGGTAGTAGCATCATCAATGGCATTCTGTAAGTCGGTAACTTGACCCTCTAATTCTATGATTTTGTCTTGGTCGCGGTTTTTCTTCTTCCGGCTCTTTTCAAGTTGAAGCTGACGTTGAACTTCTGCAAGCTGTGCCTTCTGATTTGCAATAGCTGCCTTCTGCGCTGAAATTTCAGCTTTACCCATCGACTTATCAACAGCACGTTCAAGATTCTTATAAGCGTTCTCTAATTGCTTAACGCTTCTCTCACTCTTTTCAACCTCTCTTGTAATTTTCTTGTTCCCGGCATTGAATATGGCTGATACTCCTTTCCAGATACCACCAACAGCCTTTATACCACCGCTAATAAAATTGCCCGACATTATATCTTTAACTCCATCAGCAGCTTGGGCAACTCCTTGTATAGTTTCTCCTACTGTTGAGATAGTATCAGTGACACCTTCCGAAAATCCCATCTGCTCAAATATATTCCCTACAGAACTTACCATCATTCCAAGTTCTTCTATATTAGCTAATAAGTCTTTAAAAGGATTTTCGCTTTCTTTCAGCTTATCTTTTAAGTTTTTAACTTGGTTGGCAAGAGCAGCAAATGGGTTACGAGAATTTACTTCGGTCTTTAAAGCCTTAATCCGTGCTAATAGTTCTTTGTATTGGTCTATTGGCATATTAGCTTTATTAGCCTCTGCAAACTTAGTTATCTCGTCAATCATTTGATTTAAAGAGATAGTACCTATAATACTTAAGTCTTGAAACGACTTCTCCCAAGCATTGGAAGTATTCTTCCATTCCTCAAAAGCTATCTTAGTCTTTTCTTGTTCCGCACCAGTATCAACAGCAAGAGAGAGCTTTGGGGCTTTCTCGTTTATAAAGTTTTGTATCTCTTCAATCTCACTTTCTATCTCCGCTCTTACATCGGGGCTTTCAGTCACAGACAACTGCAATTCCAGCTTCGCCAAATCAGAAGTTGCATCAGCAACTCTATTGGAGATAGAAGCTTGGTCTTCCAAACGTTTTCTTTCGACCTCTGCTATCTTATCCTCCATTTCAGCGTACTTATCTGCAATAGACTGGAAGTTCTTAAAATCATCCAATGCAGCTTTCTTGATAGTGTCGCTTAACCTTTTCTGAATATCTTCAATAGCTTTTGAAGCGTCACTCTCATTCTGAACCAAAGTATTAAGAGAGCTTTTCCAACTGTCAACTCTTGTGTCGTTAGGGTTCTGATTGATTAAGTCTTGTAATTTCTGCTGTTCCTTTTGGAAGGATGAAACTTTTTCCCTCAAACTATTCAATGTAGCATTAACATCAGCCTCCAACTGTTCAAGTGAAACTGGGTCATATTCAAACAAGCCAGCGAACAGTGAACCGAACTGCCCAGCACCTTCAATATCCAATTCCAGTTCGTAGCCTTGGAACATTCCCTCAATCTTGCGTTTTGCCAAAGCAACACTTGCAGAATTTATAGAGATAGAATATTCAATCTCGCTCTGTGCCTTCTTCCCGGCAACCAACTGTTTAGCTTCTGGCGATTTGAGGGTTTCAGCTATCTTATTATAGAACTTTGGAGCACTACCTTTATCAAAGGTAATCAAGTCGTTAATATCAACACTGACACCCTTAAACGCATTGTCGAATAAGTCTTGGTAAGCTTCCTTCACTTTTTCGGTAGCATAGGTTATATTGCCAGTGTCTTTCACAAGCTGCAAGAACTTCTTCTGAATATCATCCACTAACTTAATCTGTTGCTTCAATAAATCCATTTCCTCCTTCTTTGCCTTATTCATCTCTTTTTGAGTGCTAAGGTCAAGATTTAATGCAGAGGCAATTTGTCTTGCAACTTTCAAACGATTGGCAACATATTCTTTTTCTTCGGGACTTGCAGTAAGACCTTTAGATATTTCTTCTTGTTGTGCAGTAAGCGACCTATATTCCTTTTTCAATCGGTCAATATAACTCCAAATATCTTCATCCTGCTTAATGGCAAAGCCTGCACCAGCACCACCTCCAGCTTTCTGAACAATAGAATTAACATTCTTCTGCCAATCCTTTAACTCTACATTGTACTTTTGAAGTTGTTCGGTTATCTGGTCGTACATATAAGTATTGCCAAGTTTCTTATATGCAGCTTGAAGTTCGATAAGTCTTAGCTTCTCGTTCTTCTGATTTTGTTCCAGCTTCTTATATTTCTCATTGATATTATCTATTGCTTGACCTTCTATTACACTGGAATAAGTTGGTCTATTGCTGATAATATCACTGGCTTCACGAACTTCTTGAATAGCCTTCTTTTGCTCTGTAATCGCCTTACCTAACTTGTCAATGCTTCCGGATGAACCAAATAAAGACTGAACAACTGGATTAAGCTTTTCCATTTCAGCAGTAGAACCGCCAAGATACTTCTTAGAGATAGAGTAGAATCTTGCCATATAAGTTTCACCTTTGGAAAGTCCTTTATCCAAACTTGCAACAAAGTTTCGGGTAATCTCTTGTGCATTTACTTTAGAGATACCTCCTTCTGTCATTTTCTCTATAATATTGGCAATAGCATCTTGTTGTTGTTCAGAGTACTTTTCTGTTATTACTTGATAACTCTTTTCAAGAGCTTGTGACTTTGCTTTATTATAAATAGCATATACAACTTTATTGTAATTTTTAGCAAGTTCAGAAGCATAGTTGATTTCAGTCAACATATTGGGGAGATATGAGCCATAAGTATTGTTTATCTCCTTCAAAGCATCGCTGAAATTTCTACTTCCTTTTTCCGATTCATTTAACTTCTTTACTAAAGCGTCAAAGTCAGAAGTCATTTGCTGTGCATTTATAAGACCGCCAGCAGTAATGCTTTCCAGTTCTTTCCTAAACTTAGTGGCATTTGTGTATGCTTGATAAATAGCAACTCCCAAAGCAGCTAATCCAGCAATTATTACCGCATAAGGATTCTTTGCAACGGCAAGAAGAGTTTTATTCAAGTTTTGAGTTGAAGCTTCTGCAAGCCTTGTCGCAGCAGCCTTATCTCTCAATGCCTTTCTTGCTATTACCAAATATTCTGAATACTTGCGTAAATTCATATTAGCAGCAAGTTGTACAGTAGCAACTGCTATTTGAGCTGTCTTATATACACCCAAAGCAGTAGCAACAACTGTCAATATATTAGCTACACTTCGCCAATTCTCAAACAGACTTCTTACAAGAGATATGCTTCCGGTTAACATGCCTTGATTCTCCTTACCAATCTCATTTAGCATGAAGTCATAAGCATCGGTTAAGTTAGATAACTGTCCTGCTAAAGTTTCAGCTTGCTTTGCTTGGAAGTCATAGAACATTCCGCCTTCATCTGTATAACGATTTAAAACTTTCATTACATCAGTAAAGGAAACCATCTTATTAGACATTCTATCCATGACATCACCTACTGAAACAATTCTTTCTTCTTGTTCAGTGTACATCTTAGCAAGCTCTGTAGTTATAGAAAGACCAGCATTAGCAAAGTCACGAGCATCCCTTGCTGTAAGAACAGTCTGTGCTCTAATCTGTCCTAAGTTGTAGGTCAGACGTTCCATAGGGACACCAAGAGCAGCACTAATATCTGCCATACGTCTTGAAACGTCTACAAGCTCTTCCGCTTCAAAATTATAGGCAGTAAGCTGTTTCGTAGCACCAGCCAAATCCAATACGGTAAATGGAGATTTTAATGCTAATTCTTGTTGTTCCCGAAATATCTGAGAACCTTTTTCAAAGTCACCAAGTACAGCACCAATCGAACGTTCAAGTAATTCATACTGACCTCTAACGTCCATAAGACTTTTTACAAAGCCAGTTAACGCTCCTAATCCAGTATAGAACAGAACTCTTTTACCTAAGTTCTTAAATGATTCAGCTAAACTGTTATTTGCCTTTTGAAGTTGAATACCACTGGATAAAGCTTCCGCATTTTGCTTTTTCAAGTCCTCCATAGCTTTATTGACATTACGAAGCTTCATTGCATATTCTGCATCATCCGTGGAGAGATTACGTTGTACAATCTGCAAGGCTTTTAGCTTTTCAGTCCTTTCTTGAATTGACTTATTGCCCATAGCCATAGCCTTTTCGTAGCTTTGACCTCCTTGTGATATTCTACTCTTCTCCTCTTCTCTTGCTATTCTTGCTGCTAAGTTGGCAGTCTGCTGCCGGAGCAATATTTCTCTTTGAAGTAGCTTCTCCCTTTGAGCAACGTGAACATTAATTCTTGCCTCTTGCACATCAGTTTTAACAGTAGCCAATTGCTCCATATTATTCTTAATACGGGTTGTGTTCCCTTGTATCTTAGAGAATACTTCTCGCAAATTATTGGCAACTTGCAAGGCTTGGTTCATGGAATTAACGTCTACAGATACATTCGTAGTAGTAGCTTGCGTGGCAGCAGTATTACCTTGTGCAATATTAGTTGCCCCCAAACTTTTAAGCTTGGCTTCCAATTCTGAAATCTTCGTTTCCAAAGGACGGATTTGTTGGTTAAAGCCATCAACTAAGCCCTTGCCAATATTCTTACCTAATTGGTCGGCAAAGCCCTCCACACTCGCCAACTTGCCTTCCAGCTTGTTGGTGAAATCTTCCAGACGCTTTTCCGTCTTCTTTAGAGTTTCATCTATGCTTGATAACAAGTCCTTATCAGACATTGAAGCACTAATAACTACATCTTTATTGTCTGCCATCGCTGCTACTTTTTATTTTATTCTTGGTATGGTATCTAACACACTACGCTTAGGCGCTTGCAACTCACTTCTATCACTTTTACGTCGTTTCCAAAACTTTTCCCATATTTCCTTGTCTTTGCCACGCAAATATTTAATATGGGTACTGTCTACTGTCAAGAAAAGAACTTGCGCCATAGACAATCTATAAAGGTAATCGTCATACGTAAACTGCGGAAAGCTACGTATGAAATCACCTAAATCTCCGATTTGGCTTGCCGCCATAATGTTAATTGTTCCGCTACCTTCTTCCTCATATTCGTCTGCGAAACCATAAGAGCCTTCCCCGATATGAGCACCGTAAAAACCGGTGATAAGTCGATGCTGTTTATTGCTTCAATAATGATTGCCGCCCATTGAGCAGGCTCAAATACGGAGTTGAGAATACGAGCCTTCATAAAAGCTATCAGTTTGTCATTTCTGCTCATAACTTCTATCGCACTCGCATAATCGGTTATATCATCTGGTGAGAAGAGGTGATTAACAAGAATTATTGCTACAATCTCGGAGCTTACGTCCAAGTCCGTACATAGGGCATACATCATGCTCTTATCATCCTTAATATCCTCTTCCTTTTGTAATTTCAACGCTAATTGGAAAATACGCTGGTATGAGTATGCCCTCAACCGATGCACCTTATACTGCTTATCTCCTAACTTGACAAGCGTAGGATTGTCAGTCATAATCTCTGATATTTCCCTCTTTAGCTCGTCCGGTATAATTAAATCCTTTTCTTCCATTATCATTTGTGCATTAAAGAAAAAAGGACAGCAGCAAACAAGCCACTGCCCTTTCTCTTGATTTATAATGGGTCTTAGCCTCCAGCAGAAGGTTCAGCCATCTTCATCTCAACTGTCTTGCCATCATCGTCAACCAAAGCAGTGATAACAATGTGCAATTTCAACGGGGCAGTCTTCAAATCAGTACCATCCCAATTGGTAGCGACCTTACCTTTGTAAATAACAATGTAGTCAATACCATTGTAGAACTCCAACTTGAACTTCTTGTAAACGTTGGTGAATGAAAAAGGCATTGTGTACAAGCCAGTAGAAGCGGTAAACTTACCGCCTTCCATAGCGGCAATCTCTTCCGGTTTGTACTTAACCAAGTCAAATTCAATCTTGTAAGAACCAAGTGTACCCACGCTATCAAGCGGAGTATCATAGAACTCACCGTTAATAGCACTTTCACTTGCGGTTTCTTGACTAATAGACAAACCTTCCAACACACCCATAAGAGGAGTATAAGAAGCTTCTGCACCAGCCCCGACTTCCGCATAGCCTAAAGACTTACATTTGTAAGTCAACAAATCTTGTGTAGCCATCTCGTCTAATTTTTAAATTATTATTTATATTGATTATAAATGAGGCGTTCATGTCCTTATGGAACACTTGACGTTTCATCGAGCCGCTACTTCTTAGGGAGCTTGTGCTCCGGTCGTCCATAGTTGGGTTCTCACCGTCCAATCCCCGATGCGCCATCGGTTGGGTTAATTTTTACTTTATTAGTACCATAAATGATTTAATATACATGAAGAACAGATTGTCGCTCTCATTATATATATCATCAGTTGACAATATACCATCAGTTGATATGTCGTATTTTTCTCCGGCTTTCTCAACTTCTGCATTCACAATATCGGATATGCTTGTTTCATACTTTTCCAGCAAAGTGGTATCAAGCCGACCTCTTGTCTTGGGAGGAATATACATCTCAACTGTCACGCGAACGCTCGCAAGAGCATTCAAGTTGAACTGGCTCTTATCCTTAATTTCTCCCAGACGGATAACCATGAAACCGCCAGCATTTATCTCCTCCTCCAACTTGGTAGGCATTTCCATCGGATAGATGTACTTTGTAACCTTATCTATGAAGAGAGAATAAACATATTGGTATATCGGCATTCGCCTTGCATCAATTACACTCATATCCCTATTGGGCGTTCATGTCCTTGTGGGACACTTGACGTTTCATCGAGCCACTACTTCTTAGAGAGCTTGCGCCCCGGTCGTCCATAGTTGGGTTCTCACCGTCCAATCCCCGCTGCGCCAGCGGTTGGGTTAATATTATTTTTAGGTGTAGCTTGGTTTTCGCTACATTGGCATTATTTATAAAAAGCTAAATGCCTCCTATTGTTTTAACAGTTGCCTTCCCTGCAAAATCTTCCTTAATATCGTCATATATGGTTGATAACACCTCAAATCTTCGTCTTGGATTTCCAGTATTTCCTCCTTCCAATATAGGAGCATAAGGCACTGTTGCTGCCAGCACCAAATCCCATCCTATATAAGTGGCAGGAGTATAGTTTGCCAAGAACTCGTCAGCAAGCTTTCTTCCATCTATCAGCTTGCCATGATACTTTGAGTTTTTAGTTGCCATCTGATACGGATACAAGTAGCCGCTCCCCTTCAAATTGCCTTGATAGAACACAGCCCAAATATAACTATCAGCCAAGTTGTAAGTCTGGTCGGTAAATCCGCTTTCAGAATATGCTTTCTTCAACAATTCGGGTGCATAGGCTATTAGTCGCTGGGTTTGCTCGCCAGCAAGTCTGTCAAACAGTTCTTGCCGAACCCTTTTCAAACCACTCAAATCAACTTTTACTTTTATCGCCATCCACCTTTTCTATTTGCATATATAGTTATAGCACCTAACATCGAAGGTATGCTGTTATCAACTTGCATCTTAATTTGCTCTCCCATAACATCACATTCTATCCAGTCTTCATTACGTACTGGATTAATATACTTCCCGTCCTCTCCTTTTATCAAAGGAATAGAAACAACGTAGTCGCTTGTTTGAGCGGTCGAACCGGATTCAGCAACAGAAAGATTCACGTCCATTACTCCTTCGTAGACGGTATCTTCTTCATCGTCGCCCATAGAACTTTCGATGATTCTGTATATACGTCCCGAAAAAGGAAATTCTTCTATGTCACTGAATGAAATCATATCACATCTATAATTTTCAAGAGTTTAATCTTTGGACGAGCAGAGATAAGAACCTCGTAATTAGGGTCATTGTATCTCTTATATATGCCCAAAGCATAACTTATTTTATTACTCTGATAGATGTCCGTCTCTGACCCAACTGTACGCTGGAAGTTATTATGAGAGGCAGATTGAGATGCTGTACTTGAAGGGCTTAACAACACTGCGGTAAATATTATATCGGCAGTCATTAAATCCTTTTGCTCTTGGGTCAACGTCATAGCATCCTCGTTTACATCTGTGATGCCGCGGTCAAGAGCAATTCTCATAAATGTATTCTCCTCAAACGAATACCGACAAGATGAAGAAAGCCATTCAAGTATAGTCATATATAACCCTCCAAGTTTAAGAATCAGCAGTCAAAGTATCAACAACAATGTGTTCCATAAACTCGGTCAGCACTGGCATATAACGACCGATAGCATCAGTATGATATGCCTTGTAGATACCGTTAGGAACTACCTTATTGATAATATAAATCAAGTCATTCTGTGCAGAAGCGATTGAATAGTCAATCGTCTTGTTTGCTTCACGCTGCAACAAGATAACATCGGCAACATCAGAATGAACAACCTTACCAGCAAAGCCAATAGGACGCAGAACTGCTACACCCGACTTCCAGCCTTGTACAGTCTTAATCGTTTTGATGTCTTGTACCACTTGTTCCTCTTTCACAATGCGGATAGGAGAAATCTTAGATACAGAAGAACGAGAATACTGAATAAGCTGCTCCCAAGAAATGATGTTAGTATCAATGCCGGAAGCACCATTAGTAACAACAATAACCTTATCGGGCGCATACAAGCGAATCCAACGGTTAACTTCTTCCTTGAAGTATTTGTTGTTCAGCAAGTGAGTGATAACCATGTCATACGGCAAATCCCATTCCATTGTACCAGTAAATCCAGTACGGTCACGGAAATCTTTCTCAATCTTTGCCATTTGTTCCGGAATGTTGGCTTCTGCGTTCGTCCATACTTCCTTGCCAGCCTTAACAAAGTTTTCAGCAGGTACATACTTCGGGAACTCATGTACGACACCGGACATACCACGAGAATCAGCATTGCTGTACTGACCTCCCTTAGACAAGGCTTGTGCGGCAATGTTAGAAAGACGGTAGTTGTGTGTCTTAATCAAGTCAGCAACACCACGTACATAACCTTCCAACAAAGTAGCATTAGCTTCACCAAGTTCATTCAAGCGTGCTTTCAATTCCTCTTTTGAAAGAGAAGTTTCAAACAAACCTTTACCGAACTGAGGGATAGTACCAGTTCTCTGTTCCCAGCCTTCGTTATCCATCTGAGCAACTTCACTCAACGGTGTCATTGCATCAGCCATCGGAACGGGGCGGCGAGTAACATTATAGATAGTATAAGCAGGGTCAAGCTTCGGGCGGCTCATGTCAATAGGGTACTTACCACCATCAACAGTGAAGTGTTCCTGCCAAAAGAACTGGTTTGCATCCATGACGATTTTCTCGTCAACGAGCGTCTGAATAAATACACTCGTACCGTCAGAGTTTACCAATCCTCTTTGATAGAGTTGGTTTACTAACTCGTCGGGATTAAATTGATATTTATATGCGTTTGCCATAATTCTACTCCTTTCCTTTAGATTTCAAATACACCTTCGATGTAGTTGCGGTTCTTAGCCAATACATACTTCGGAAGCGGTTGCATACGGTCAACAAATGCACGCTTTCCATAAACAGTGTTGATGTTGTGCTGAACATTAGTAACTCCCCAGCGACCATCAGTCGGAGCAAACTGTGTATCTACTTCGATGAAGGTATTCGGGTTTTTAACCAACACAGTAGCGTCGGTAGCAGCAGCAGTTGCAACATCACCTTTTTTGTCAGCAGCTTCAACCAAAATATCATCAGTAGTCAGAGCACCGATTGCAGTGTCAACAGTAAGAATAAACTGCTTGTTCTCTTCATCGAACTCAACAGATGTAACCTTACCAGACTGCCCCGTAGTTTCAACTGTATCGGGAGCTTTCATAAGTACATTGCCTACTTCGGGAATGTGAGAATAGCCAGAACCATCTACATACAGAGTAGTGTCTGTGCCAGCAGTAATAGCCTTTGCCACCTTAAACGTTTTCAGAAGGAAACCCGGTTTCCACAATCTGTATTCGTACAAATCAGCCGCAAAAGCATAGCCAAAACCCGTATAAGGGTTTGCAATGGTAGAGCCATAGAGAACATTGGAACGTTCCTCGTGATTGGCGTCCTTCCACCATACGAACTTGCCACCTCTAAATTGTTTAGCGGAAGCAAAGAAGGTTTCTAAATTAAATTGTGCCATTTTCTTTTGTTAAGCGTTCATGTCCTTGTAGGACATTTGACGTTTCATCGGACCACTACTTCTTAGGGAGCTTGCGCCCCGGTCATCCATAGTTGGGTTCTCACCGTCCAATCCCCGATACGCCATCGGTTGGGTTAATACTATCTTAAAGTTTGACGGGTTTTATGGCAGCAAGGTAGTCTTCCATTGTTGTTTTCTTTCCGTCCGGAGATAATGGTGTAATATCACCAATAGAGCTTCTGAATATATCTTGATAATCTTTCAGCAGTCTTTCTGCCTCGGCATTAATATCAGCATCAATTGCGATATTCTGCTTACCAAGATAGTTACGAAAAGATTCATGTAAATCTTCCCTCACCTTAGACTTGGCTGTGTCGTATATCTGATTGCGAACAGACTTCGTTTTCTCTTGCAATTCAAATTTTTCCAGCCTATCAAGTTTCTCTTTGTACTCGGCAGGCAACTCAAATTTCGGAGGCTCTTGATTACCTTTTTCAGCCTTTTTCTTCCATTCTTCAATCTGAGATTTATATTCAGCTTCCTTAGCTTCAAATCCCTTAGTCGCTTCTGAGAATGCGTTCTTTCTTGCATGTCCGCTACTTTCAACTGAAATATTCAATGCGGCTACTAAGCCAGCATCTTCAATCGGAGCATCCTTGTAAGCTTCTGCAAATTTCTCAGAGAACTTATCTCTGAATGTTTCACTCAAATCAAAATTACGTTCTTCGCAAATCTGATTAACTTTAGATAAAACTTCTTCTTTTTGTGCCATTGTTCGTCAATGATTTTATTATTTTGAACAAAAATAAATAGCTTTTTCATTACTCATACCATACTTACATTAAAAGTAGCATTTTTATTTAGCGTCCATAGGCTCAATTTAATGTAAGTGGTACATAGTGAAGCATAGAATGCGTATATTTGTAGAAAAAAAGAGAACGGTATTTATCTACAAAGTATCACTTAGCTTTTTATAAACAAATGCCAATGTAGCGATAACCAAGCTACACCTAAAAAATAGTATTAACCCAACCGATGGCGCATCGGGGATTGGACGGTGAGAATCCAACTATGGACGAACGGAGCACAAGCTCCCTAAGAAGTAGTGGTCCGATGAAACGTCAAGTTATTCAAGTGTAAACTTGGATATAAGCGCCTAAAGAACCATTATGAGCGAGAAAATACAGAAAGACAAAATTGTTAGTCCATTGCCGGGTTGCCAATATGAAGCTATCCGAAGCAATGCTGACTATGTTGTGCTTACTGGTAGTGGTGGTGGTGGCAAGCAACTGTCTGTGGATGAGCCAATCTTAACTCCAAATGGATGGAAGAAACTGAAAGATATTAAAGTTGGTGATAAACTTGTGTCCCCTTTCCATAATGAAACATCCTATGTGACGGGATATTTCCCACAAGGGATTAATCCTACATATCGTCTAAAGACTTCTGATGGAAGAAGTGTCTTGTGTGGGTTAGAACATTTGTGGTATGTACGTACTAAAAAAATGATAATCAACACAAGAAAAGGTAAGGAAACTCATTATATAAAGACTACCAAACAGTTAATTGACGAATATCTGTCTTTGGGAAAGGATATTTATCTGCCTATTCCGAAGTCTTTCAAAGGAGTAGAAAAAGAGTTTGACGTACCTCCTTATGTCCTCGGAATTTATATTGGAGATGGAGCGAAAGCTAAAAACAGCCTTCTGATATGCAATGACGAAGAAGACATAATTGAAAAATGCGCAGGTCTCTTGAAATCTGACTACAAAGTTCATGCTTCGTACAATTATACGAATAGGATATATCTCAATGAGAGTACTTCAAAAGCGGTCGAATACCTACGTAGTGTCGGCTTGTTGGACTATTCAAGAAACAGGTACATTCCTAAAGAATATCTTTCTTCATCCAAAGAGCAGAGATTAGAGCTTTTAAAGGGATTGATGGATTCTGATGGCAATGTAGAAGCTAAGAACAGATTTACTTTCTCTACGACAAGTGAAAAGCTGAAAGATGACTTTTTAGAGTTATGCAGAAGCTTGGGATATGTTGCGTCAGCCAATAGGGAGAAGAGGACTAAATACTTATCTGGTGTATGCTATAAAATCTCGATACAGACAAATGACATCATTTTCAGCAGTAAGAAGCATCTGTCCCGATATTATGAGAATATTGAAAAATACCAAAAGAACAATGCCTATTCCTATTACAAAGACCATATACGAATAACGTCAATTGAATATGTGGGTGATATGGAATGTGCATGTATATCAGTTAGCGATAAAGATAAGTTGTATATTACATCAGACTATATCGTTACACATAATACATTTACATTAGGCTATGCTCCAATTTCATATCTATATGATAACCAAGGAGCAAAATCTGTATGGTTCATGCGTAATGTTGGCGACTTTTTTGATGCTGGCAAGGTGGTAGACGGTCTTAAGGAAATATATCCGCTTATTGACAGACGTTTCAGAATACAGCCAAGAGAACCTATTGGAGAAGTCATTAAGGTTCAAGATGATATGGGTATTAAGTTTTTCAATGGTTCAGAAATTAAATTCCAACAATTGAATAATGAAAGTCCTACCGTAATAGATAAGATATTCAAAGGATTGCAGTTCAAGAAAGCCATATTTGAGGAATGCAATAAATTTGAATGGAGGACTATTTCTTCTTGTCAAACCCGTCTGCGTGCGAACACTAAGGGTAAAGCCCAAATATATCTTGCCCAAAATCCGGAACGTGAATGCTTCATACGTAAGCTATGCGGTTGTGGCAAGAATGGTGGGGGCTGGATTGGAGATGATGGAAAACCCATTAAAGAAATGAATGGAGTTGTTCGGTTCTTCCACATTGTAAAGGGTAACTTGGATGAAGTCTATTGGGGAAATACTAAGGAAGAGGTTTATTCTAAATGCAAAGACATTATAGATAACCTTTTGCAGATTGACCCGGATATGTCTTATGAGGACTTTATTATGAGCATGGTATTCTTTACTTTTGATGTGAGGGATAACCAAGCTATGCTTAAAGCAAACAAAGGTTATCGCGCTATGGCTGCAACATCTGTGCTTGCAGATTCAATGTATGAACCTAATTGGAATTTCTCTATACAAGACGAAAAAGAAGAAGAAGAAGATAATCTTTCCGAAGTGACAGAGGATGATATTCTCAATATGTTTACTCATGTTTCTCCATGTAAATGCAAGAAGGAGCGTATTACCGTGGATATGGCAACTACTGGGGAGGATAACTTTGTAATGAAGCATTGGGTAGGTTTCCATTGTGACGATATACAATATTGCATGAAAAACTCTAATCTTGAAGCTGTAAAGATGATTAAGCAGTTTATGGTTAAGCATGGATTGACTGATAAAGAGCTAATCATTGATGTGCAAGGTAACGGTTTCTTAAAAGAGATTTTCAATCTTGTATCAGCAAACGGTGGAGGTGTCGCATTCTCCGGAGCGATTGCCGCAACTGCTAAAGGAAAGAAGTTGTATGAAAGATTTAAGGATGAAGCTGCACACCTTGCTACCCAAATGATAAAGGCTGGATTGATAACCTATGACAGACAGCTTGCTAAAATGAGATATACACATCAGAAGCTAAAGCGTGAAGGTTCTACTACTGTCTTAAAACAAATGCAGTTTGAGAGCAGAATATTCAAATTTAAACGTTTGCCTTCGGGACGAATACAGTTTGAAGGAAAGAAGGAGCAACATGCTCTGATAAAAGGCTTTTCTCCCGACCTTACAGACAATATCATTATGCTTTGTGGGGGATTGTGTTATGACTGTTATAGGGAATTGGCTGGTGCTACTGGTGGAGAATTGAGAAGGAAATTATCTCTTGAAGATATAATGAACCAAGTAAATGGTACTGCACAACCAACAAGGGAAAGAGGAAAGATTACTAATTCAGATAAGATATTGAAAATTTTAAGCAGCATATAAAATGATAACGAGAAAAAACATTGATTGGTATTTGTCAGAACCAACGCGGCTGTTGTTGAAGAAGCCTTTTACAAGAGGTGGAAAATTTCAGTCGTGCAAAACTTATATTGGTGATGTTACACTTAACCAAAAATCAACTGCCCAGTTGAGCGATTTGACATTGCAAGAGGTTTCACAAGACCTCTATCTGAGAGAGTACGACCCTTCTCTACACAATATAAAGTATAATAATTCAATTCCTAAGATTGCAGTCAGAGTTGGAGATACTGATATAGTCATAGATGAACTTGTGCTGACAGTTTCTTTGCAAAAGAATATTCATGCGGCACATGTTCTTCATCTTACTGCTAATCCTATTTCTTTTAATCTCTGTAATATAGAGAAGAACGATACCATCAGCAAGAAGTTTCAGAATTTCAAGCTGGAATGGAATATGAGAAATATGGAGCAAATCAAGTACGAACTAATATCCAAGCAAAAGAAAGTTGGCGATGCTGGCGTACTATTCAAATTTGACCCTATAAAGAAAAAGGGAACAGTTAAAGTCTACTCCTATGATGATGGATATTCTGTCATACCCAACTATAATGAATATGGGGAAGAAATTTCACGCTCCTTATTTTATAAGATAGATGATTTGACAGAAGTCATTGATACATTCGATGATAAGTACCTTTATCGTTCAATACGAAGCAAAGAAGGAGAACCTACCAATAATGGATGGGTTACTGAAAGGATTCTTCATGGATTTAGTCGTAATCCTCTTGTCTACCATAGAGGCAAAGTAGCTTGGGAATATTCTCAAAGTATAATTGAGATAATTGAATTGCTTACAAATATACATGCTGTGACATTAAAGCGGTTTGGTACTTGGGGATTAGTCTTAAAAGGGGAAATGAATGAAGACAGTTTCAAACGAGATAACGGCACATTAGTTATCAATCTCCCGGCAGACGAAGGTTCAAGCTACAAGACAGAAGCAAAGACTTTGGAGTTCCCAGAGCCAGAAAGTATGATTGCCTATTTAGAATATTTGCTGGAACAAGTTTCAATCGCTTCATCTGTCAGCTTTATCACTCCAAAAGATATCACTAATACTGGAAGCGGTGGCAACGGTATTGCATTGTCTATGCGTAATGATATTGCACTGGCTACTCAAAGTGTTGCCGATTGGTCTGATTCTATCAATGAAATAACCTATCTTTTCCAAGAGATGTTAGGATTGGAAGAAGACCAGACTAATGCTTATACAGATTTGAAGATTAAAGCCAAGCTGAATATTTGGAGCATGGAAACCAACAATACTAAGATTACCAACTTAGCTATGGAATCTAAATGGATTTCCCGACAGACCTTGATTGAAGAATCTCCGTCCTCTGCACCGGATGAACTTGACCGAGTGGAAAGAGAAAAGAAGCAAATGCAAGAAGATGCTATCAAGCAAGCTGAAAAAGCTGAACGGATAAGCAAGAACAACAATACAGAGATTATCGAAACTCCTAATAAAACTACTTACAGTAGCAACGTTTAAAATAACAATATCATGGATTGGACGCAGATTTTAGTATCAATACTTGGAGGAGGAGGTTTCTTAGGTGGAATAGTTTCACTTGTAAATATGAAACCTTCTCGCAAGAAAGCGATGGCAGAGGCTCGGACAGTTGAGATTACGAACCTTGAAAAGTCAATATCAATAATGGAGAAAAGCTACAGTAACATACAGACGTATGTGAACAAGGAAGTAACCCGTATTGAAAACGACCTTTCAGAACTGAAAAAAAAGTATGAAGAAAAAGTTATCTCTATACGGCAAGCATACATTTGCAAAGTACCAAGCGAAGAATGTCCGGTGCTGTTAAAGCAAGCAAAGTTTGATATGGCACATGAATGTGAAGAATGTAGAGGCTGTGAAAAGAATGAAAAGAAGGAGGACTGAAAATGAATATAAAGAACTATTTTAATATCAAAGAGCTTGTATGCAAGCATGTATATAACAAGTTTGGAGAAATGGCTTGGACGTTTTTTGACCCACGATTGCTTGAAACAATATGCGTCATACGAGAAAAGCTTGGTAAGCCTATAACTGTCAATACTTGGCATTCGGGAGGAGGTCTAACGCAAAGAGGACTTCGTTGTAATGTATGCCAATTAGTAGCTGAAAAGACCCGATTGGAGAAGGTATATGTATCTGCACATCTGCAAGGAACTGCACTGGACTTTGATGTGAAGGGAATGACCGCCTTGGAAGTTCGTAATTGGATTAAGGCAAATCAGATACTTCTTCCTTATCCGGTACGCTTGGAACAAGATGTCACTTGGGTACACTTAGATGTACGTACTGATGGAAGTAATGGCAAAGTAACCTATTTCAAAGGATGAAAAAGGTTCTTCTCCTAATAATCCTTTTGCCTCTTTTGTTTTCATGCCGAACTGCAAAAGACTTGGAGAAAAATACAGAAATAAAAGAGATTATCAAAGAACGGCATGACACTTTAACAGTACACACAAGAGATAGTATCTATTTTTCTGTTATTCAAAAAGGCGATACTGTTTTTAATACTAAGTATATTGAAAAAATCAAGTACATAGACAGAACAGTCATACAGAATGATACTATATATCAAGAGAAAGAAGTCATTAAGGAGAAAGAAGTCATTAAGAAGCATGTTCCATCATGGTGCTGGTGGCTTTTACTAATTAATGCAGCAATCATAGGAATAATCGGAATTAAATATTATGTAAGATGGCGAACGAAGTAAACCCTATACTGAATATATACAATGAAGATGGTACTCCCTTCCACGACATCAGTCTGAGAAAACACACTTTCTCAACTATTGTTATGTCGTTAAATGACAAGATAGAGGGAGAGTTTTATTATAAAGACAATTCACTTTCGTTTACTCTGCAAGAATATGTAGAGTATAAAGGAATAAAGTACATACTTAAAAATCCTCCCGTAGTTGTTAGAAAAGGAATGACTTCGGAAAATAGTGAGGCTAAAGGAATGACTAAGTATAGTTGTACTTTCTACCACGAAATGATTGAATTGTACAACATTCCCTTTACTGACATTGCTATTAGTAGCAGTGAGGAAAGTTATCGCAGCGAAAAACGAACTTTCTCGTGGATTGGTACATTAAGCATGTTCGTTCAAAAAATCAACTCATGTCTTGTCGGAACTAAATGGACTTGCAAGTTACAGCCAACATTTGTAGATGATGGGACAATGAGTGATGTGTTATCATTCAGCAATCAATTTATTTCAGACGTTTGCAAGACTGCATACGAAACATGGAAAGTCCCATTTGTAGTTGATGGATATACTATTTGGTTTGGCAAGCCATCTAAGGAAATACTCGACGATGAAAACAAGCCATACATATTCAAATTCGGACAAGGTGTAGGACTGAAAAACAACGATTGCACACCAAAGAATAATAAGGTCATTACTCGTATTGCTGGATATGGTAGCAACATTAATATTCCGTATGGCTATCCTATAATTACAGATGCAGACGGAAATCGCATTGAGCACCCATATACTCGTGACACGTTAATGCCATCAGTATATGTAGAGGCAGTTAGAAATAAAGTCTTGTTTGGTTCTAAAGAACCTCTCATTGACTACTATGACGCAGATAGCAGCTATCCTACTCCTATCAATCCTCTTGCACCAGTATTCCATATCCAAGAATTTTCCAGCATACAACCTACTATTAAAGGTATGACATACAAGGGACAAGCTATTGACTTGTTCAAAGAAGTAATAGTACCGGAAGGTGGCTGGGATGATTATATTGACCCCGAAACGGGAGAGGTTAGACAGTCGTATTTTGATGTGACGCTTTATCCTCTTGGCTTTGACTTATATGCACAAGCAGCAGTTACAAGTGGAATGACCTTCTCCATGAAGTCCGGTGACACATTAGGAGCTAACTACGAGGTAGCAGTAGATTGGGAAGATGTAAAAAAGAACTTCTATGTAACTGATGAAGCTGGAAACATTGTATTCAAACCAAATGGAGAACAGAGGGACTATGCTAAATATCCAGACAGTACAGACCAAGCTATTACTATTAAACTGACAAAGGACTTAGATACATTTGGTACGATAATGCCAAGCAAGTTCCAGCAAGTTAAAACTGGCGACAAGTTTGTCATATTGCACATTGAAATGCCACAAGCATATATAGACAAGGCACAAGAACGTTTGGACGTCGCCATGAAAAGATATATGCTTGAAAATAATATGCCCTTGTATGACTATCCTTTGAGCTTCGACGAACACTTCTTGGAAACAAACCAAGCAATTCTTGCGCAGATTAAGCCTAATACTATTGTCAGATTCTTGTATAAAGACAATGAGGACGCTATGGAATTATCTGTGAAGGAAATGTCAATCCAATATGGTACAAATCCCCTTCCTACTTATAATATTACCTTAACGGACGAAGTGTCTATTGTACTAAATCAGATAGGACAGATAGCTGACGGTCTTAGTAAGTTAGGAAGCCAAGTAGCACAGTTACAAGCTATTTATGGACTTGACATTGTAGGCGAACTGAACAAAAAACTCAGCAGAGTTAAAGATGATACCGCACAAGGAATGATAACTTTCTTGCGTGGATTGAAAGTCGGTAGCTATGTGACCGGAAGTACGGGCGGTATATTCTATGCAGATACAGACGGAAAATCACATGCAGAGCTTGATTATCTGACAGTAAGAATGAAAGCCATGTTCTATGCTTTGGAGATTATCAAGACCGGAGTTATCGGAGGTCGCCAAATGATTACTCCCGGTGGTGCAATCGAATGTATCAAGATAGAAGATAGAAATGATATACTTGACGAAGAAGGTAACAAGACTGGCGAGAATGTTTGGGACTATTGGAGATGTTACTTCTATCAAGATGATGGCACAGAAGCGTTAGATAATCGTTTCCGCGCTGGGGATATGGCTTTAGCACAAGACTTCAATATTAAGGAGGGAGTTTATGAGAATGTGTCAAATCATTACTTTTGGCGTTTAGTCGTAAACGTAGGAACTAATTACATTGACATCTCAAAAACTGATGCAGATGCAGCCAGTGATGCACCACGAGTAGGAGATACCATTTGCCAATTAGGTAATAAGACCTTTGTTGATGCAAATGGTGTTACTCATGTAGAGGACAAGACAAGACAGAATGCAATTATCTTTAGTGCAGTTGACACTTTCTCGCCAAGTATGACTTTATATGCTGGCATAAACAGCTATTCATACCTCAACAAAGAGTACGTGTCCTACGGTGTTGACAAGACTACAAATCTCGCTTATATGAACGTCTATGGCAACTCTTATATTGGAGCAAGAGATAAGAGCAGCTATATGAAGTTTGATACGGTAACTGGTGTTGAGATAAAAGGTAAACTTGTAACCAAATCTGGCAAAGACGTTGAGGAAACATTTAACAGCTTCCAAGACCAGATAGATGGAGTAAAGGAAACTTGGTATGGAGAATACACACCAACTCTTACAAACCAGCCAGCAGTTGATTGGAATACAGAAGCTTTGAAAAAACGGCATGAAGGTGATGTATTTACCAATATCCAAGAATATGTCGATGATGAAACTACTCCCGATGCAGGAAAATCATGGAGATGGGTAAAGACGGGAGATACATGGGGATGGACGCAGATTGCAGACAATGACACTTCAAAGGCTTATCTTGAAGCAGCTAAAGCGCAAAAGGCAGCAGAAGAAGCTAAGAAAGAAGCCAATGACGCAAAGCAGACTGTAACCAATATGAAAGACTTCACAGACGAAGCCTTTAAAGATGGTATTGTTGACAGACAAGAAGCTGCTGCGATTGAGAAATATTTGAACTCAATCAAATCAATACAGAAGAGCGTAGCGGAATCTTATTCTAAGGTTTATGCTAATCCTTTATTGTCCGGTACTGCTAAGGTAGAACTAAAAACTGCTTATGACGGATTTAATACGGCAACCACGGAACTTATTACAGCTATTGATAATGCTATAGCTGACGGAGTAGCTACCTCAACGGAAGTCGCTTTGGTAGATGGTAGGTACGACACCTTCAATACCAAATACGGAGATTTTATAGCTTATTTGAATGCAGCCAACAACTTTATCCAAGACAAAATAAACACTTCCGCAGAAAACGCCCAAAAAGCTGCGGAAGAGGCAAAAAAAACGGCAGATGCGGCTAAAGCGGCAGCAGATAACGTAGCAGGAGCAGTCGAAGATTTGAATCAATATGTAGATGGAGCTTTTAAGGACGGTATTGTTGATATTTCTGAGGCACAGTCGATAGAGAGATATATTAATATTGTAAATAATACCAAAAGTGAAGTAAAGGCAACATTCGACAAGCTATATGCTAACGCCTATTTAGCTGGTGAAGCGAAGACTGGATTAAATTCAAGTTACACGTCTTTAAATGCTGCCATAACAAATCTACTTAATTCAATTAACACAGCTATAGCAGACGGTAAGGCAACAGAAGCTGAGAAAACAGATGTGAATGCGAAATATTCTGCTTTCAACACAGCTTATGCTTCTTTCAATACAGCCGTAGAAACAGCGAACAAAGCCATTCAAGATAAATTGAAAACTTTTGCAGATGACGCTAAAGCCTTAGCCGAATCAGCTAAAGCAGAAGCGGAAGCAGCTAAGCAAAGATTGGATAAGTGGGCAGAAGATGGAGTTATATCTCCTACTGAAAAGCAAGCTATTAAAGACGAAATAGTTCGTATAGACGCTGACAAGACTAATATTACAGCAGGATATACTTTGTATTCATTGGGTAGCCCTACGGGTTATCTAAATGCTCATAGCAATTATCGTGCAGTGTTGGTTACATTATCTGCTTCTACTCCCGAAAATATAACTATACCTTCTGACTTCGCTTCAAAGCAATCTGCATACTACAATCAAAGAACGGCAGCTTTGAATGCCATCAGTGACGCAGCTAAGGCGGCAGTAGATACCGTTAAAAAAGACTTGGCTGGTTATGAATATCTAAAGAAAGCGTGGAAAGAGAGTACCACAATCGAAGGTGGTGTTATTCAGAATGCGTTAAACATGCTGGGATATACTGACCCGGTAGCTGGATTTAAAGTAATGTCCGGTATGAATGGTGTCTATGATGCTACTAAGGTCGGTGGAGGTATTGCTTCTTGGTATGGAGGTTCTATGAAGGATAGAGCAGATTATACAGAAGCAAACATGCCATCAGATGTAGCAAAGGCTATCATTCGTATGGATGGCTCTGGCTACCTTGCAAGCGGTGCTGTATGGTGGGGGACTGATGGTGTTTTCCATGCTGACCCACAATCATTCATCATCAAAGAAAATCAGCTTGGCGACTATGTTTCTCTATTCCAGATTGTATATCGTTCTGGAACTCCGAATACTATTAGCTACATGATACCACAATATCCGATGCAGAAATTGACAGTTTCCAACTACATCGAAATAGGAACAACCGGGTATCGCATTGGAGTAGATAGTGCCAATAATGCTATTAAAGTCTACAAAGAAGATGGCTCGGCAGTTAACTTCTACGCAAGCGGTGCTGTATCTGCAAAAGGTATCAGTTCTGGTAGTGGAGGTGGAGGAGGCGGTGGGCTTATCCAAACCGTTTATGGATATTCAAGTTTAGGTGGCACATTCGCTGATTCAACATTATCAGACACCTTCAACGCATACACTATCAACAAGTTGGCAAGTAGAATTTCCGAGCTTGAAAAGAATGGTGGTGGAGGTACTGGCATTGCTGGTATCAAAGTTAACAGCCAAACTTATGTGCCAGACACAAGCAAGTATATTACGCTCCCAAACTACCCTTCCACTACTATTACTGGAACGGGAAATGTCCTTACCAACGCTACTTATGACAATAGTACGCGAGTACTGACATTAACTAAAGGCAATATTGCTACTACCGCTAACCATTTAGAGAGATATGCTCAAATAACCTCTACTGCGATAGATACTGTATCTACATTTACAGCATCTAAGACATCTGTATGGGAGGCAAATGGTACTGCATATGGAACTACTGGTGCTAATGATACTGTATTAAACATTGGTTCTGCGGCAAATAGGTTATTCCAATTAAGAGCAGCCTATAATTCTGATGATTTTTACTTTAGAGGTGTTGGTGCAAGTTCTTTCAGAACTTGGTACAGAATACTCCACGGAGGAAATTATAAAGAATATACAGACGCTCTTTATGTGAAGAAGGCAGGCGATGAAATGACTGGTAGATTACAGTTGAAAAATGCGGCTGAATTTTCTATTAGAATGCAAATAGATACTCCTAATTACAGAAGAGGTATCATTTGGAATAATGTCGCATCAGATACAAAAATTGCCGAAATCGGGTATCAAAATAATGTACAACGTATTTTCTTAAATCCATTGGGAAGCACAGAAGTTTGGAATGATGCTGCTGGGAAATATAGTTTTATTATAGGAAATAACTTCTTGACTTATAATTCTTGGACTATCCTACATTCAAATAATAGCACTAATTATGCTTCTGGAAGTGTCAAAGTCGCAAATACGAGTGCAGATAATATAAATAATACGAATAGAGCAGGAAGTAGTAGGGTCAACTTCTTTGATATTTATGACTTAGGGAGTACGATGCCTGAGACTTATGGTAATATCATGGAAATATGTAGTACTCGTTCAAATCATTGGCAACCACAGCTATTTTTTGGAGGATGGGCAAATGGAAATATTTTTTATCGTAATAAAGGTTTTCCACAAACGGGATATGGGCCGTGGAAGCAACTCATTGATTCAGAGAACTACAGTAGCATCCTAAATTCTACCTACGTCAAAAAGGCTGGTGATACTATGACGGGAGACTTAGTTGTAGGTACTGGGCAAATAACTGCGAGAATATATTCTCAATGGGGAGGTTTTTCTATAAATATTAGTGATTCTATGACTGGGGGATGGGAAAGAGGATATGGTGCTAATATAAATAATTCTTCTACTCCAGTAAAATTTGGTTTTTATGGTAATGGGCAATCTGTTTCTTATGCTTATGCTGGACTTTATTCAAATCCGTGGCAAAAATGGAACAACAATACATCTACTATATCAACCGAATTAGTAGTAAATAAAAATATAATTGGATTAAATAGAGAGTTTTCGCTTCTAAGTGGAGAAGAACATTTTCAACATAGATATTGGAGTAGTAAAGGAAGTTATAGCTATGAAGTATTGCTGTTGTTACCTATTCCTGCTACAACTAATTTAGGCGGTCTTAATACTATAGATGGTACTATATCTGGATATACAAATGGACATAATCAATGCTTTTGGGTTGATGTGAAGATTTCGACTATTTATAATACTACTTTTTGGAATATAAAATCAATAAGCTCTTTTTTATCTAATCAATATGTATTAAAAAAATGTAAGTATAATGACATTTGGTATTATTGTATTGAAATCCCATATCGGGATAATAGAATAGATAGTTATTATTTTAGAGGGGTTATTCGTTCAACTATTGCAGGAGGATTATCTACTATCACTTTGCCATACCGTATAAAATATAAGACTAAGGCAAATGGAAATAATGCAGAAGTTATTAATAACTCTGAAATTAACAGTAGTCTTAGTACAACACTGACACAAGGAGGGATTACAGAAGCGTATCCGATAGAAAATACATATTATCAAAATATAAAGCCCCATCTTAGTAATTCAATAACTTCGGGAACTACTGATTTAAGATGGAAGTGTGTTTATAGTTATAATCTCGACATAAGTTCTACAAGTACTTTTGCTGGTAAAGCTACATTCAATGGAGGACTATCCGGCTCTCTTAGTGGAAACGCTACGACTGCAACTACCTTACAGACTGGTCGGACGATTAATGGTACTACATTTAATGGCTCTGCAAACATTACAACCTCCTATTGGGGGACAGCACGTACTATCAATGGAACAAGTATAAATGGTAGTACGAATTATGTAACCTCATATTGGGGAACATCGCGGACATTCTATATAAATGACCCAAGCGGAGCGCATTATAACTCCTATTCAGTTAATGGGTCGGGCAATGTAAATATGTACTTGCCTGCAACTATGACGGGATTTAGTTCCATTACAAGCACGACCTTTAGCGGCTCACTATCCGGCTCTCTTAGTGGAAACGCTACGACTGCAACTACCTTACAGACTGGTCGGACGATTAATGGTACTACATTTAATGGCTCTGCAAACATTACAACCTCCTATTGGGGGACAGCACGTACTATCAATGGAACAAGTATAAATGGTAGTACGAATTATGTAACCTCATATTGGGGAACATCGCGGACATTCTATATAAATGACCCAAGCGGAGCGCATTATAACTCCTATTCAGTTAATGGGTCGGGCAATGTAAATATGTACTTGCCTGCAACTATGACGGGATTTAGTTCCATTACAAGCACGACCTTTAGCGGCTCACTATCCGGCAATGCAAGTTCTGCATCAACTGCGACTAAGCTTACTACAGCACGTACTATTTGGGGTCAAAGCTTTAATGGTACTGCAAATGTAAGTGGCAGTCTTACTGGCGTGGCTTCAATCACAGCTTCGGGGAATATAACAGCAGCAGGTGCAATTACAGCCAAGTCTTCTTCTTCTGACATAAGATTGAAGAAAAATATCAAAGAATACAATGCTTTGGATATTATTAACAAGTTAAAGTCGGTGAAGTATTACTGGAATGATACCGCAAAAGCAAATTCTCCAATCTTTAATGACAATGAGGAGCATTACGGACTTATTGCACAAGACTTGCTAAAAAATGGATATAGCCAATGGGTAAGTAACTGTTTTAAAGATTATTACGTAATACAATACGAACGTTTAATACCCGTATTATGGCGAGGTATTCAGCAAGTAGATAATGAGGTAGCTACCCTCAAAAAGAAGATAGCTACCTTAGAAAAAGAACTTAGTTCTGTAAAGAGGCAACTAAGCCTTTAAGCCTCTTAATCTCTGATTTAGCGTACTCCAATTCCTTTCTCATTCGTTCTTGCTCTGATTCAACAAGACGGATAGAAAGGATATTGGCTTGCACAGAACCAATGATTGTTGCGATAAGGTCGGGAGATAAATAATTCAAGCTACCATATCCATACTCATCCTTTTCGTGGCAGAAATTTGTGATACCAGCTTTCACCGCATTTTGATATACAAGTCCGGTATGACGTTTATTGTCTATCCTATCTTGGTATAAATCCAATGCTTTTTTGTTGTAATTATAGTCATAAACTCTGCCAAGTTTTAGTAGTCTTTCACGGTAATCTATAAGCCCATCGTAATTCTCTTTTAATCTAAAGTCAGAAGTAGCTTTAGCGGTAATTGCAGAGGTTGCAGTAATACTTCCAGTAAAAGCCCATGTGCTACCATCATATTGCATAACATACGATTTATTTGTAGAGATTGTCGGGTTAGCAGTACCTCTCCACCAATACCAAGACCCGTTTGAATGACAGCCAAGTCCCATTGTATAATTACCTCCAACGATTTCAATACTATCATTGCTCGTATTTGAGAACCTTGCTCCTACATAAAAAGAATTAGCGCCACTTGCAGATATTCCCGTGCTATTTATCAAACCATGCAGGGTACAATCTCCAAATTCCATATTTGTCCAAGATGAACTGCTTCCTGCTTTCCAATACCATTTTTTAGGAACAGACCTACCGCCATAACTTGCACCTCTATAATTAACATACATATCACTACCTCCAGCTATAATAATCTCATTGCCACCGCTTGAAAGTTCCAAATAAGAACCATTTTGGGTTATACCAGATGGACTCATAAAAAGACCAGTATTAGCATAGACCCAAGTTTGAATATACGCATCTATAAATCTATTGCTACTTGAACCTATTCTGTAATTATTATTGCTTAATGGGAAAATGTTGCCAGAATACATTCCACCATTAAACGTTGCACGTCCCGAAAAAGTACTTGTAGAACTAAGGTTTGTATCAAATTGGTAGCCAGATATTTGGTGCTTTCAAAAAAACACCTTATTTTTGCACATAACAAATTGATATGAATATGAAGTTTAGAGATTACATTGACCTTGCAGAAAAGTATGAGGTAGAGAGTTTTATCAAGTCTGACCCTATACAATTCCCACGAAGATTTAAGGATAGAAAAGACATCGAAGTAGCGGCAGTCATAGCAGCTTGGCTTGCTTATGGCAGGCGTTCAGTATTCATTCCCAAAATAGATTATATTCTTACAGAGATAATGGGGAATAAGCCTTTTCAATATATATATGGCGTGGAATGGAATAAATACAAGGATAATTATACGAGCTTATATCGTATGACTTCTTGGCATTGCTTTGCTTCCCTTTGTGATAAACTTCATTCCATTTATATGAAGTACCCTAATCTTGAAGATGCTCTTGGACGTGTTACTTATTCGCAGAAATGTACCTACTATTGCCAAGGATTATGTCATTTATTACATGGTGAAACAATGATACCCAGCCCAAACAGTAATTGTGCAAATAAAAGAGTAAATATGCTGCTTAGATGGATGATAAGGAAGGATAGCGTAGTTGATATTGGATTATGGAAAACTCTATCACCTTCTCGGCTTCTTGTTCCTTGTGATACACATTCTTTGCAGTCGGCAGTTGAATTTGGAATTATCCCCAAAGTAGATGAATCAAGAAAGACTTGCATAAAAGTGACTGAATTTGCAAAAAAAATATTTCCTTCTGACCCTGCAAGGTTAGATTTTAGTTTGTATGGCTATGGAGTGGAGAAATCAGAGAAATAAAGGTTATGTCAAGAATACTACGAAAGGATTAACGGGCTGGCTGAATGTAGAAGGTATTCATTTTGATGTGAATGTAACTTTTTGGAAAGATGATAAAGGAAAACCATTTATCTGTGTGCAAAGAGCCATAGAGAAGGTGTTTGATGAAAAGACTTGTACATTCAATGACATTAAACCTCGACCATTTATAGAATGCAATGCTTTTTATACGGGAAAACCTTTTCCAAACGTTTCATATAAGGGATATTTTTACCTTGCATCCTTTCGGTTTGAACTACTTGCAAGCTGGGAAACAAAAGAGATGAAATCCTTATGTATGATTGTAAGCAGAACTACTGAACAACCCTTGATAAAGAGAATTAACCAAATAATGAAAGAGAAAAACCATGAATTGCCAAAAACTTAAAAACGATTTTATCAATATGAAAGACAAGACACTCAAAGAAGTGTGTGACATTCTTAGGAAATATGATATGAATTGGGAAATTTCATTGTCATATTTTGTTGCCAGCCTATTCGGTGTAGATAGAGTAGATATGCTATCCAAGGATAGAAGTAAAAATGTAGTTTATGCAAGATGGTTTTATTGGTACACATTACGAGAACTAACTAAAAAAGAGTATAAAATAATTGCTAAGGAAACATCAGTAGATGATACAATCTTTGCTGCTGATGCAATCAAAAATGGCATTAGAGGAATAAAGGAACTTATATCATCCAATAGCTTTTACCGAGATAAATGGATGATAGTTAAAAGTATGGTAAGCTTGAAGAAGCCTGCTTAGCTTTCAAATGCAAAGTTGTGGTGGGTTATTTGCCCACCATTTCTTTTTCCTTCGACAAGATATTCTCTATATTCTCCTCAGTAAATCCAAAGATAGCTGCGAAGCGTTTAAACTCGTCCATGCGTGACTTAGGTATCATTCTATACATGGAATTAATCGGTTTCTCACTTTTCATGGCTTTCATTGCCTTCAAAATCTCTTTTCTTTTCATTTCTTTTATTTTTACAACAATCACAGTCACATAAGAAAATCTTAGCTATGTCCCATGTCCTATCTACCAAATCTTGACCTAAATACTGTACTTCTTCCCCTTCTAATGGAATACCGTAGAATTGGCAGATATGAACGGCACAATGTCCCAATTCATGGTGATATGATTTAAGAAACTCTTTTTCAGAGTTGGTTATACTAATTACAATAACAGATGTCCTACTGATGTAGTCACTGAATGTAAGCCCAGTATTTACGCTGCAAGAGGACAAGTTGTCATAAGCAATATCATAACTTTTACTGCCACATTTCAACTTATCCATTGCATCCAAGACTTCATCCAAATAATCACAACTGTAGTCCAAGAACAGCAATATATGCCAATCATATTTTTCGATATAAAGCTCTTGTCGTTTCATCTTTTTTTAGTATTTTTGTACAGAGGATAGGACGGAGTAGCTACCGTTCGATAAGGTGAAGCTGATACACCTTCCTCTATTCTTTTTATCAGCACTTATTAATATCAGCTAATTATGAAACGTACTACAACTTCTCAATTTATTGCAAAAGCTAAGAGCATTCATGGAGATAAATATGATTACTCTAAAGTAAAATACGAAAAAAGTTCTATTAAAGTCTGTATCACTTGTCCTAAACATGGAGAATTTTGGCAAACACCAAATAGTCATTTAAGTGGCAAAGGATGCTTAAAATGTTCTATGTATTCTTTAGTATCTGGAGTTGGAATTAATGATATAGAGATAAATACCAATGATAAATGCTACAAGGTTTGGCATAGCATGATGAACAGATGCTATAGTAAAAAATATCATTCTAAATTCCCCACTTATCAAAATTGCTCTGTCTGCAATGAGTGGACTTATCTATCTAACTTCAAGCGTTGGTTTGATGAAAACTATGTTGATGGCTATGTCTTAGACAAAGACATCTTGGTAAAGGGGAACAAGGTATATTCTCCAGAAACTTGCTGCTTTGTGCCAGAAGAAATCAATCTATTATTGCTAAATAACAAAAAAAAAAGAGGCAATCTACCTATAGGCGTGACTTTTAGAGATAATAGTTATTATGCCATTATGACTAAACATAATAAGACAAAACATATTGGGATATTTAAAACTCCTATTGAAGCTTTTAATGCCTATAAAATTGAAAAAGAAAAGTACGTCAAAGAACTCGCTGATAAATATTTCAAAGAGGGCAAAATAAATATAGAGGTTTATAATGCCCTAATGAAATATAAAGTTGAATATGCAGATTAAAGCATATCTTCCCAATTAATTACAACTCCCTTAGCAGAGCATAGGGAATAGAAATAACGGAAAGCCATTTCCGGACTGCCATCTGCATCCCCTAAGTAATCCTGCACAAATTTGCAAAGCACTTGTTCATTTGCTAATGAAGAGCCAAGATAATCAGATTTTGCCATTGCAAAAATATAGCATGCGTTATAGCCATTATCGTTTTCTAAGGTCAAGTTATACTTCTTCATCAAAGCGTAAACCTCCTCCTTAGACAATGGAGTGACGGGCTGTCTACCTTTCATCATTGAAACGGCAAATTCATATAATTTCTTGCTGAAATTCATTCCATTAGTAGCAAGATAAGTCTTTAAACCTTCGGGGATATTGCTATATACATCAAAAGGAACATTCTTCATAATTTGAATATTTATTAGTTAAACAAAAGGGGAGAATAATCTCCTCCCCTCTACTACATTATCAACGACGGCGACGGCGACCTCTACGCTCGCTCATACGGTCTTCCCGGTCATAATCACGGTCGTAGTCTCTATCGTACTCGCGTCCGTAATCTTCACGACGTTCACCCATTTCTTCCATTTCGTCCAAAAGGGTTTCAAAGTCTTCCTTCAAGCACTTCATGCTTTCCTTGAAGTTATCGTAGGCATCTTTGACACCACCACGACCTCTTTGAGAAATTTCTATCATTCCCATACTATTTACGTTTTAGATGTTGTTTTACTGTTTCTGTTAGAACTATTCAGTTCTTGAAGCAGGGACTTGATGTCATTCAAATCACCCTTTAAAGATTTAACTTCCGATTCTAAAGAACCGATTTTCTCTTCCTGCTGTTTCTCTTTGGCAAACTGAGGATTGAGTTGTTTCAATATATTATCGCAGCTTTCTATTACAGATTGGTGATAATCTCTGCTTTCCACTATCTGACGGCTGGTCTGAATCATATTCTCAACCTCTGAAAGAATTGCTTCCTTCTTGTCCGATACAATAGCATTAGGATAGGTAAATACCTCCACATTTGTAGGAAGCTTCTGAAATTCCATAACCTCTTCACCAGCCTTTATCTTCGCATCTATAACTGTTTCCTGCTGTGCTCCAAAAGGTACAGAAGGATTATAGGTAGGATATTTAGGCATAGGATTAGATACGGATTCAACCGTTCCTATCTTCAATATTGGTTTCTCACCTTTGATAAGAATATAGCAAATATTCCCTTGCTTTAATGAACCAAACATAGTCTAAACTTTTAATTGTTACTTACTCTTTGCCGATGAAGCAGATGCAGACTGATTAGCTGCTGTAGCTCCTGCCGGACTGTTGATTGCCGTTACTCCCATAAGTCTGAATATTCCACAGCATTTGTCGATATAGACCCAATGCTCAGTAGTATATCCTGCTTGAATTTGTGGCGCTGGTGCGGATGTACCTTGCGGAACAGTTACATCATGCCCAAGAACTTGCGTAGACTTATTGTCTATAACTGGAATTTTAGTCGTTCCCACATTGCTATTCTCTGAAACTACTGTACTGTTTCGGTTTGCCATCGGAACAACTACATTAACGGGTAATGTAGCTCCTGCTGTACTAACCGGGTGACGAACTTTCCAAAGAACTACTGTACGGTTTGGAAGGGCGCGCCAGATACATGGGTTAATTCCATAATTTACTGTAGGAGTAGCTTCATCTGTAGTTTCTACATATCCCGAAGTTTCGATTACGGGAATGCCTGCAACGTCTATTTTGGGCACAATTACCCTTCTTGCTACGGAAACACCATTGTTAAAATAGGTAGTCATATTCCTTGTTTTTAAGAGTTAATATTATAGGGGACACAAAGCCCCCTATGGATTATTAGCCATTGCAACCACAACCGTCATTATAACCAAATGGATAACCATTGCCATAGAATCCACCATTACAGCCCCACGGGTTGCAAGTTATGAATGCTGGGGTAGGGCAGGGACGCAACTTGTCTACCAAGTTTTGTGTCTGTTGCTGTGTCAAAGCTGACATCTGATAACCTTGCTTTTCATCACGTAACTGCTGGATTTCACGCTGCATTTCTCTCTTTTCAAGCTCGCAGAATTTTTCAGAAAGAAGTTGAGTCTGAGCGTCAATTTTTGCGCCCAAGATATTAAACTGCGTATTAGAACTTGAAGTTAAGGTCTGCGTCTGTTCAATGGTTGCAAGTCTTCCTTCGTAACCTTGGCGTTCGATAGCAGTCTTGACATCGCAGCAACACTGTGCCATCTGGTTAGCTATCTGACAGTTACCAGCTTGGATAGCGTTGATAATCTGCTGGGAAGAAAGACCTACTTGACAGCCAACTTCTGCGACTTTAGCACTTACACCGTTGATAGCTTGCTGAATCTGACCTACTGAACAGTTCAAGTTAGTAGCCAGATTGTTGATAGCTTGACCGTTGCCTTGAATTGCGCTCATAAGTAACTCACGACCGTTATCGTTGTTAATGAGGTTAGCAAGCCCAGCACCAGACGGACAACCACCTTCATTGCCAACGCCAAAGCCGTTACCCCAGCCTCCGCGTCCCATCAAAGGGAATAAGAAAAAGAGGAAAATCACCCAAAGTAGCCACGAACCATCTCCACCGAACCCGTTATTGCCGTTCTTACCGTTCAATGCAACCAACAAGTTCGGGTCAATACCTCTCTGTTGCAACAGAGGAGCCTACATTGCCATCATACCGTTACCGCCAGCCATACCGCTATCTGGCGAGTAAATTACAGTTTTACTTTCAGACATAATATTATGATTTTAATTGTTTAATGCCCCAATATTAGGGCACAACAAATTAACGGTGAAGTTTGTTACTAAAAGAATAGTTTGTATCAAGTTGGTAACTAATCGCCATTTCTAAACACCGCAAACGCTTTTTCTTTAGCTTCCTGATACTGGCAGTTGACATTGTAACGTTTAAGACGGGATTTGAACTTATTCCTAATCTTATTTGTACAAGGACGAGATAAGCCCGTAAGCTCGGCTATCTCATTGTCTGTGTACCATTCTCCCAAGATGCTGACAAGAATATAACGAGCATTCACACATTCCTCCTTCTTTGAGGATATGATTTTCTCTTTGCTAACCTTGCAACAATCACTTACAATGCCGAGTGTTTCTTGATAAAGATTGATAATTCTCATAAGGACTTCTTCTTTTTAGGTTTTGAAATTGTTTCTATCAATTCGTTTGAAAGATTGTGTAGCTTATGTAAAGGAGTATAATCTTCCATCTGGTCCAATATCATAAGACCCCTCAATTTCCTAACTGTTTCTTTCTTCGGTTTTCCCATACAAGTATTGTTTTGGTTTGTGCAAAGTAAGCCCTATTCACGCGGAGAACCGAATGAACTTTACGAAGTCCAAATAAAAAGCCGTAATGTATTGGAACACTACGGCTTACACGAATAACTAATTTATGAAGTAAAAAACTAAAAGTGGTTTCTTCTGGCATATTCTGCAATTAGAATGCCATCTCTATCTGGGTGTTTAATATTATCAAACTGTGGAAACAATCGGTTTCCTATATCCAAAGAAGCTTTTTTAAGCTCTTCCCCACTACAGCCCTTTGGAAGAAGTTCTTTTTGCCATTCCTTAGAATCTACAAACATGTGGCGAATACCCATTACTTCAATCATAATAAGCTCTGCCTCATGGCAACGCAATGCTGATGCAGTAGATGCAAAGCGGCTTGGATTTACAAGAGGACGCTCCATCAGAAGCGTAATGTCATTCTTGTTGTATTTGGAAAAAAGTTCCATAAATTTGCTGTAATCCAACCGGGACACTTCTTTCTTTGCCTTTGTATAATCTTGTACTTTTTTGACGGGTGTCTTGACAAAAACGGATTCAATATCATCTCCGACAATACCGATGCTGCCGGAAACACCATTATCTAAACCAACGTAAATTCTGCCCATATCATTTCGCTTTAAATTTCCACAAAGATACAAACTTTTTTAAAACTTCAAAAGAAAAAGCCCCGGATTAACCGAGGCTTCCCCAAATGATATGAAGTTGGTCGCAACACGCACGTCACGTATTACTGTGCAAATATAAGCATATTACTTCTTGCTACCAACGTTTTCATCAACTATTTTAGCATCATCAAACATTGCTGCTACCTTTGATGCTTTATCCTTGTCAATCAAAGGCTCGTCACCAACATTATCTACATAATCCGGTGTATCTTCACTGCGGAATACAGCTTGGTCGTCACGGATAGCTTTCTGCATCTCAACGGAAAGAGGAGCATTGCGAGATAAGTTCAGCTTAATAACCGTCTTCCTACTCATTTCGTAAAAATCTGTTACCCATTTGGAACTGTCACGTACATTGGCATACTGGCTTTTGTACGTCTGTGAATAGCGAAGCCCGTGAGCTTTCAGTTCCTCTACTGACATATATAATGTGCTTTCATATCCGTTCAAAAGCTGGAAGTAAGAAACGAATCCGATAATAGAAAGTTCATTTCGCTTCTTATCGTCTTGTTCAAACTTGAAGTCTATCTGACCCGTCAATCGGTTGCGGTTTATAAGCTCTCCTTCTCGTACATCTGTACAATTAATGCACTTGAACTGACCGCTTCGCAATGCCAACTGCACATAAGCCTTATACCCAATCTGAAATTGCGCTTCCGTAATACCTAACTTATTGTTCTTGTAAGGTATCAGATAAGCACAACCGAAAGATGGGTCAAGCGGCAAATCGGATGCAGTAGCACGAATAGCACCATACATAAGCGTTGCCGGCTCACATTCCTGCAATTTTGCATTGTTAGCTACTAAAGATACCAAATTGCTTACAAAAGCATCCTTTTTATCACTCAATACCTTTTTCAAATACTCTTGGGTTGCATTGTGGGATATGTAGCTATTCAGCCTTTGCAATCCCGTTACTCTCGTTTCGCTCATTTTCTTTTAAAATTAATTGATATTGTTCTTCTGTAAATTCCTTCCAGTCTAAAATCATAACCCTATACCCAACTTCCTTCTCGATAAGATTACGGTAATACTCCACATTGAAAAAATCATCTTCTTTAGGCAGAAACAAAGAAGCTTGACCTCTACTGTGATAATATACAATGTACCAATAAGAAGTGGCAGGAGCATCAATGCATGAATATACTACACTGCCAATATAGCCTAAAAAGAGAATACCTAAAACTATCCATACTAATATATTACTGATGGAGTAAAGCCAATGACCTACAAAAAGTAAACCAATTATAGACAATATAATGCAGACAAGAGAAAGTATCTCTTTCCCCACAGCCTTTATAATCTTACTTTTCATCCTTCACCTCCTTAGTCTTAATCAGTACATATCCTTTCTTCTTGACCGCCCTCTGATATTTAGCCGCCAGTTCTGGATGCTCAGCCGTAAAACGTACCTTGTCGAATTGAATAGATACGCTTTCGTCCACTCTGCTAATAGTGAAATAGGGGGTCTTTACACTCTTGATTTCATTCTTGCACAAGAAATCATAGAAACGGGATTTAAATTCCTCTATGCTGTCCTGCTTCTCCTTTATTGAAACAAGGATATTGTTTACTTGCTTCATCTGTTCTTGAACCTCGGCAGGCAAATAATCCCAATCTATTTCCTCACGTTTGTATTCAGTCATTTCGGACACGTACTGGGCGGCAATATCCATTCCAGAGGGAATATCAAATACTGCCTTCTTGAATATCACTTTCTTTCTGCTTATCTTATCAGGGTCAAAAGCAAACTGTAGCTGCGATTCATCCTCAAACATGACAGAAGCATCATAGTGACAAAGTTCAAGCTTGAAATCAGCACCTAACTGCTCTGCCAATTCCTTACCAAGCACATACTCAACAAAAAGTTGTTCCTTATAATCTTTATAAGTCTGCTCAATGTCAGTAGTAGTAGCCTTACATTCGACCCATAAGAGCAATGGCTTATCCCTACTATCGTCAAAGAGAGAAAAATCAATATGCACGAGCAAACCAAGTCCTTCACGCCCGTACTTCTGACTTCTAAAGCATTTATTGCTTTCCCAACGTTCATCCACCTGCACCAAGCTGTCATAAATCATATTTTCTATGAAATCACCGTACTGCATGGCAAGATTAGTAATGTTTGGTCTTTCATACAGACCTTTGGCAATGGCAAGACGCTCTACTTGCCCTTTTTGAACACAACCGTTCTTGGCTATAGCGGCAAGAATACGGGCATCTGACCCACCGAGATTCCCAACTCTGGACGATATAATCTCGTCCTTGTAATCATAATTGTTTTCCATATCACTTCATTTTGTTAATAAATTGCATAATATCTTCCCTACTTACGTGACCTCTGCCTTTAGGCTGCAACAGCATATCCGCAAAGAGGTCTGCAACAACATTGTTGATGAAATCGTGAAGTGTACGCTTAGTCACGCACTCCTCCGATTCAGACATCTCAATCTTAGACTTGATTTCTTTAAGAATTTCATTGTTCTCTTCCAGCAAAGCTAAAATTCTATCAATCTTCTCTTCCATTCTCCCATCGGTTAAAATGCTCCAATGCCCTGCTAAGTGTCTGACAACAAAAAGCACTGACACCAAAATCGTTAGCTGTGGGATATAGAACTCTTGCCTCGTAATGAACTGTCTGACCGTTAAGAACTACATCAGTGTCGCTACATTCCCTACGTCTGAATACTTCATACCAACGTACACTCGGATTCTCAATAATCTCAACCATGTAAATGTACGCATTGTTACCTTTGTTAATCTGCTGGAAACGGAAAGGCTTCATATTGCCCTTACCGTTAAATTTTAATTCCAACTCCCTCATAATAATATATGTTCAATTTTATCATTACAGTTATGTTCTAATAATATTTTAGTAAATATATCAGTGGCTTGTTCTAATGTTTCAATTTTAACTCCTTCATTAGTATAGCAAAATAAATCATTAGAATTTACATATATATATTTATGTAATAACTTATGAGCTTTTCTTGATAAAATAAAAACAGACTTCATTAAATTATAATTCCAATGATGGGCTTCCTTATCTTTCATATCATATCCTAAATTCTTTAATCTACGATTAATATTTCGATAAGTTACATTTTTATGATAAAACTTAATATATTTACCTTTATAATTAAGTCTTTTATATTTCTCTCTTCCTCTAAGCCTTTCCTTTTCTACCCATTCATCATCTATAGATTTTACATTGTATCGTCTAATAGAATCTTTTTTTGTACACTCCTTACATTTATTTAAATGACCGTCAGCCATTTGAGAATGCTTATAAAAATCGGATAGTGGCTTTATTTTATTGCATTTAAAGCATTTCTTTTCTTTTTCTTCCATAATTAAAAGGGTAATCCATCTGGGTCATTTGGGGAAGGCTGATTAAAGGCTTGTGCTGCTACTTGTTGAGCTTGCTTAATCTGCTGCTGTACGGCTGGGGCTGGCTGCTGCCCAGTAGTAGAAGCTTCCTTCTTTCCACGTTTTATCAAAACATGAGCATTGTTGGCAATGATACTCCAATATTTCACCTTTGTATCTTGGTTTATAGTAGAACGCATCATACCCGATACCCAAATACGACTACCTTTCTTAGCATATTGGCATATCTCCTCAGCATCCGCACCAAACAATGTAACATCGAAAAACTCTGGAATCCATTCCACATTAGGAGCTTTGCCTTTAGGATAGCTTGCGCATACTGTAATAAATGCAAAACTTTGACCGTTCTTACTTGTCTTCAATTCCGGGTCTTTAGTAAGATTTCCCTCTACTTCAATTCTATTTACGTCCATTTTAATTCAAATTTATGTCAGTTTCAAACTTCTTTTCCAAATCATCTTCGCTCATAGATATTTCATTAAGCATACTCAAACATCTCAGAATATCCTTCTTTATAGATATGGCACAGTCAAATTCCTCTTCACATCCATCCTTAACTGCTTGTGAGTACATCTCAAACATAGACTTTATCTCTGAGGTCTGAAATTTTACCAAATCCTCCAAATCATGGTGTAGAACCAATTTAGTTACTTCTTTCATTTTTACATTTTTTATACTATAACTTTTAGTTATAATGGTTAGTTATTCTTGTCTTAATAATGCCTTAGCAATAATATCCGGGTCAATCAGCTTTTTTCCTAATTCCCGAATAGCCTTGTTGCACACATCAGTATTCAAATCCACATCGGGAACTAAAGCCTTCATAAGCTCATTCATTAGCTGTGACATCTTATTCAAGTCTAAATGGGCAAATTTAAGCCTCTTGAACGAAGGGTCTTTGGCAATCATCTCCTGCCTGCGGTACTTCAACTGGCAACAACTATAATCACACATAGTCCTTGCCATTTCCAGCCAACTGAAAAGCTCCGAATCCTCGACACAAGCCTTGTTATACTCACTTTTAATAGAATTAAACAGAGTATCAACTTCATCTTGAATAGCGTCCATGAAAATATCGTTGGAATCGGCAAACTTAGCGGAGGAATCAGCCATCATAGTATTTATTACCTTCTCATATCTACTTCTTTCAAGCTCAACCTTATTCGCCAACTGCTTTACACGAAAGCGGTAAAAGGGACTTTTCCTTAACCTAAACAGTGCAAATATCACTGTAGCACAAGCAAGGTCGTTAGTAGCCATAATATTATAGCTGACAGTGGATATTAGTGCTTCCCGTTCGGAAACAACTACATGTGTATCTTCATATTCCTCCATATCACTTTTTTCTTATCTGTATGTAGCCACGTGCTTCGGCAACCTTCAAATCCGGAAGGTCACTCTCCTTAACATCAACGGGTGTCTCACCATTGATGCTGATATAGTCAGAGAATCCGAAGCGCTTGACAATACGGTCATACATTCTTGGTGAACCATCGGAAGGCTTGTGCATAGCCTCCTTAGTCCAGTAAATAGTCAACCTCATTTCTTTTTAACGTATTTCGCCATATATTTGGTCGGAAACAGCTTCATATCAAACAGCCATTTGATAATCAGAATGACCGTTTCGCCAAAGCTGTCTACCGGATTGTGAAAGGAGATTAAAGTCTTCTCCCCATGCTTGGTCTTACGGGTATAGGACAAATTATACACGTATGTCCCCTTACTTATGGTAAATGAGTATGTATAACCATCATCATCCACAATAAAGCCGGGAATCATGTCTATCAGACGCATCATACTCCAAAGAGGTATGTCGCGTTCCTCGTCGTGCAAGGTCAAATCTGCCGTCCGAGGGTCAATACCTAAGCCAAGCAACAACTTGGACTGCATGACGGTCGTTGAGTTCGTATTAAACATGTTCATAATCTCATTCTTTAATTAGTTTCATCCATTTATCTGAATCACACTCGTAAAAAAGATTGCATCCACGATAGCTTTTCCGAATACCCAAGCAAACACGGATAATAATTGACTTGGTAATTCCCAGCCTGCGAGCCATCTCCGTAGCGGAAGGGTAGTGACCCACAATACGACCGTCCTTAATGACTATTACAGCCTTCTGAAAATGAGGCATCTTGGTAGAACCGTCAGCTATCCTCTTTTTCATAATCTCCGACAGCTTCTTCTTAGTTTCCTCGGAACAAGGTCGCCCTCCAAATCTCAATCTGTGACCCTTATTGAACTGCCCCTTGCAATTCCGGTCACGGTAAATAGGTTCTAAATATAGCTCCATATCATTCTCTTAAATAGTCCTCAACATCAATACGACCTTTCTTGCACTCCGAACCGGAAACAATCAAGCTATCCAAAAAGGTTTCGCCATCGTCAAAGTGAAACGTCACAGATACGTCCCCGACCTCTATGTTGTCACTCGTATTGTCGTTCCCGTATATAGCCTCTTGGCAAGCCTCAATGTAGCGGAGGCACTGGTGAAGGTCTATAGCTTGTTTAAAACTCAAATTCATAATTAATCCAATAACATTTTAACCAACAATCCAGAATAAGCACTCGCAAACAACGCCATTTCCAGCCAGAACAGCCACTTCTTCTTGAACAGCATGACAATGCCGGACACAAAGAAGAAAGTGGAAGGGATATACCACATGCCAGAGAACAGCAGCCACAAGGTAGTGCCCAATCCGGCTACTATAGTTCCACCGAAGTGAACCTTTCTCTGAAACTCCTCCTTGAACAAAGGGGCTGTACCGACAAACATCAGACCGCCACAAGCCAAGAAAAAGAGAAACTGAACACTGTCAGAGGACAATTCAAGCCATACGGGAACAAGAAGCATAGGACAGAGAACCATAGCAAGCTGAAACAGCCAAGAAGGACGGTGCTTCTCCTTCAAAATGTAGTAGGTATCTGAAAGCGATGCAGGCAGTCCGCATACCTTCAAAGCATAACCAATGTATGCAACAAGTGTTAATAAAGATAACAGATATAAATATGTCATTTGTTAACGATTTTAATATTATCTCAATGCAAATATAGGAAAAATTTCTCTAAAATGTAAACTTTTATTGCTGTTTTACAACATTGTGCTGCAAACTTTCACCAATATTGTCGGGATTAAACTTGTGGAAAGGTACAATGAAGGGAAATTTATCCTTAGCAAAGCCATAAGTACCTATCTTCCAGTTAGCAAGAACCGAAACTGGCTCGTCACTACAGTAAAAAACATAGGAATTATCAGTTAACTCATAAGAGATGGGACACAACGTATTGTTCTCCTCGTCGTACTTGAATCCACGAGAAGCCCAATGCTCAAACGCAACATCCTCAAGAACACGATACATTCCCTTGTCGGAATAGCAATAAGCAATTTTACCATCACCGTCCAAGTAGCTGAACACAACCGTGAAAACACCCGAAACATCTGTAAAAGCATCCACAAAGTAGTAAGTGGGAACACCGCAATCGTACTTAACCACAATGTCACCACAGAAAAACTTATTCTTCTCGCGGAGAAAGTCTGAAATAGAACGAATAGTACAGCAATTAGCACCTATGACATAGGAATCTTCAACCCAATAAGAACGCCATTCGTCACCTTTGTTCACAACATAAAGCTCATGATGGGATTGCTCGTCAACAAACACCCGCCTCGCCTCACAAATCACATGGTCGCAATGGTTCACAAAGATGTGGGAAGAGCCTATCATCAAATCCGAATATTCACAAACAATATCCTTAGCATCTAAACAATGCAAGACAAGGCTATTATCCGAATCAACGCCAGATATAACGTACTTATGCCCATTAACCGACAAGGGATAACCATTCAACCACTTGCCAGCAGCAACGTTGAAATGCTCACTACGCTTCATAAATAAAATCTCCTTTCATATCATTCAAGTTTTTAGTTAAACAACACCGCAAATGTACTAACTAAATTCTGAAATCCAAATTATAGAAGCGAAAATTTTAATTTTATTTCGGTCGGACGATAAAATACTTAGGTCTGTGGGTAAAATACGCAAATAAACGTTGTATAAATACAAATAAGGCATACTACCAGCCAAACCAATATCCAAGATTCTAAAAAACACGATTTCGGGGGAATTAAAATCATCAGTAGGCAAATATACTACACCCACGGACAATACTTCCCGAAGTCGGAATCACGACAACGGCTGAATATCAGACACTTACAACATTTATCCCCAATACGGCAATTTACATAGCGGCTGATAATCAACTGTTTAACCACGGACTAAATTTATTTTTTTTTTATTTTTTTCGGAGTTAGGCTATGTGTACCCCACCGTTTCCGGCTACGGTTTACCCCCCCCATACCCCTATGAAGGATTATTTGCCCGTCTTGCTTGTTTGCAGGGGCACAGAGAAACGAACGAAGCACGGAGAAAGCATTGCATACCTGGAACAATTACGGAGGCTTAAACTGGCTGAATATTTAAACCAAACATCCGTTTGCAAAGAATATTGCTTGCTGCTTTCGCGTTATGCGCGTGTGTGCGTGCTTGTGCGTGATTAATTAACTACTTAGGCTTTATATAAGTCAATATAAAAAAAACACAGATATATAATTATATAATTCAATATAACACAAATCAAATATATTAATATATAATATACAATACAGTTTAAGAGAACAATTAATATATAATACACAAGTTAATATAACACTGATATAATATACAATATAACATAGATATAATTATATATATAAACTAAATAATATATTATTATAATTATATTATATATATAATATATATATCTATGAGATTAATATATAATATATATCGTGTGTGTGCATGTGCCTGCCTATGTGTGTGCGTCGTTGTCTTGCGAAGCAAGTACAACCATGTGCGCGTAAGAGGTATATATTATAATTATCTCATACTCTCAGATTATTATAACGCTATATAGAGCGCACGCCCGTATTTGCGCTTGTTGTGTGGGTGCAATTGTTAGGTAGCTGTACGTTGTGATTATCCTTCATTATTGTATGTTTTTATGTAAATATTTATGTAATTACGCACTTTATTTGTAAACGAGAGTTAAAATACGATGTTTAGATATATTTTTAACATTCAATTAACATATATATCAAAAGAAAGCAGTATCTTTGTAATGTCGAAAGGGACAAAGGAGTTCAACTAAGACAAAGCGATATTTGAAAGGCTTACATACTGAAAAAAGCGTTGACGCATGAATAGTTACAATAGATAACATTACATGCGATGGTAGGCGCTGTGAGATATATAGCTTTTATCTGATAGCCATCCGATTTTCCCGTGCTGCTTCTGTAATGCAGCCTTAAGACGGTTACAAGCCCGTGAAATGCAGAGTACAGAAATTGAAAATCAATAACTTAAAAATATAGCATTATGAAGACTTTAGAAAGTATCTTTTCAGAGATTAAAGAACGCGGTG